CAAACGCAAAGAAAATCTTCACGAACACAAAAGGAGAGTGAGTCTTAATGAATCCTATGCAGATGTTACAGGGAATGAGAAACCCACAGCAGTTTTTACAACAAATGATGGGGAATAAAAGCGTAATGAACAACCCTTTAGCTAAAAACGCTATGCAAATGGCGCAGAAGGGAGATTCCAAGGGCATCGAACAGATGGCTAGGAATTTGTGCAAAGAAAAAGGAATTGACGCAGATAAGGCTTTTGAGTCGTTTAAAAGCCAATTAGGAATGTGATACTAATTCTTGCAAGATTATGTATATAAAAAATGAATTATGGAGGTAAATTCTATGTTTAACACAGGTAATTGTGCATCCGTTCCGCTCGTTGCGAACATTGACGGAAACGGAAATAACAATGGATGGGGCGCAGAAGGCTCATGGTTATGGTTCATTATCGTTATCTTTGCCATCTTCGGATGGGGTGGATTCGGTAACGGATTCGGAGGAAACGGAATGAATGGTGGTGTCGGAAGCGAAATTCAGCGCGGATTTGATAATCAGGCGGTTGTGTCAAAACTTGACGGCATTACAAACGGACTTTGTGACGGATTCTATGCAGTGCAAACAGGCATGAACGGCATCAACACAAACATTTTGCAGACCGGATTCGGCATTCAGCAGGCTATCAATGCTGATACAGTTGCTAATATGCAGAATACAAATACATTACAGTCACAGCTTGCTAACTGCTGCTGTGAAACAAGAGAAGCTATCCAAGGCGTAAACTACAACATGGCACAGAACACTTGCGCATTGCAGAACACCATGAACAGCAACACGAGAGACATTATCGACAGCCAGAATGCAGGAACACGCGCTATTCTTGATTATCTCTGCAATGAAAAAATTTCTTCCTTACAGGCAGAAAATAGCGACCTTCGCAGAGCAGCTTCACAGGATCGTCAGAGTGCATTACTTACAACTCAGATGGCAGCTCAGACACAGCAGATTATCAATGCAGTAAATCCGTCTGCTATTCCGGCATATGTTGTACCTAACCCAAATGCTTATGCATATGGATGCGGATGCAACACAGGATGTGGCTGCTAAAACTAAATAATTGAGTATCTTAATTGAGTTTAACTCAATCATGTCTGCTATGCAGTATTACTTATAATCAAAGGGCAGACTATAATGTTTGCCCTTATTTTTGTGAAAGAGAGGTAAAAATAATGGAAGTAACAGGAATTGCATTACAAACCGTTGCTGCTGGAGAAGATGTTGCGTTCACAGAAACAGCAGTGAACGGAACAAAATGTATCGTACACAGACAGGGAAGTGGAATTATCAAGCTAAGAGGTATCACCAATCAGTGCAAAGCTAGATTTTTGGTATCGTATTCCGGCAACATTCAGATTCCGACAGGCGGCACAGTTGGAGAGATTTCGCTTGCCATTGCAGTAGACGGAGAGCCTTTACAGTCAACAAAGATGATCGTGACCCCTGCGGCAGTTGAGAATTTCTTTAATGTATCAGCACAAGCATATGTTGATGTGCCATGCGGTTGTTGCAGTACCGTAGCCGTGCAGAATACGTCCACACAGGCTATCGAGGTTCAGAACAGTAATTTGATTGCAGTAAGGGAGGCTTGATATTATGCATAAGTTTGCGAAACAGATTATGGATTGCGTGAAAGCCCACGTTGACGGAATCGGAATCGAGAATTTTGAAGGACAAAACCTTGATGATCTCAAGGATTGGACGGAAATTGCAAAGAACATCGTATGCTTTGACAAAGACTATAACATTGTTGAAGCAATGAAAAAGTCTGAAAATAACGAGGATATTATGCGTATGCTTGAACAGTACGAGGATTATCCAGACAGAAGATTTTACGACCATTACCGCTATGCAAATGGCAGATTCGCACCGAAAGGACGTGGAACACGCAGAGGATATGTAGAACCTCCATATTATCATCAGATGCCGGAAGATTACCGGGAATGGGAAAATATGTCGGATGCAGAGCGAATGAGAGACCTTGACAGAATGAGTATGGGAAAGATGTATTATTCAGAGCCTATGAGCGGAAATAACGGCATGAGTACCGGTACTCACGATGCAAGAGAGGGCAGAGCCGGTATGAGCCGGAGAAGCTACATGGAGACAAAGGAAATGCATAACGGAAATTCACCGGAAGATAAGGACGCAAAGATGAAAGAACTTGAAAAGTACATGAAATCTCTTTCGGAAGATGTGACAGAACTGTTTTCCGGTATGTCCCCAGAAGAGAAACAGTTAACCAAGACAAAGCTGACTACGCTTGTCACGAAAATGTAATAGAGAGGGCATTTTGCCCTCTTTGTTTGCGAGGTGGTAAATTGTTCACGATAAACAATGAAATGTGGAATTTGGTCAAAGTATCGCGTTACAGCGATATGCTACAGAGAAGTGACGGAAGCAGAACGGTAGGCATGACCGACAGGGACACGAAAACGATATATCTTGCGGATGATTTACGCGGGAAATTCCTTGACCGTGTGTTATGTCACGAATTATGTCACGCGTTCTGTCTTTCGTATAATGTATACATGGATATTGATACCGAGGAAATTGTAGCGGACTTCTTGGCTACATACGGAAGAGAAGTATTTGAAATAGCAGACAGACTATTGATTGAATTTATGGAGGTTGTTGCATAATGGATAAAATTTCAGAACTCTTACAGTACGTGCACCGGACGAATCCGGAAATGACTAGGGAAAAGCTGATAGAAGAGTTAAGTAAAAGTGATTATGCGGCGCGGTCTTTGATTTTTACGAAAGAAAACATCGTTGCGCTAGGGCAAAAATAAATCCGGCGGTTTGAATCGCCGCCGGATAAATATATTATTCGTTTGGTAACAAGTCTGTTTTGCCATTTGTAAGGAACTTTGCGCAACACGCGAATCCAGCAATAAAAGCCGCTTCTTGAATGTCGCAAACACCATCCCTTATCTTATCGCTAATGTCGTTATACAGTTTTTCGCTCAACACATCCTTAAGGCTGTCAACCGAATCATACATCTTGTAGCAAGCAGAATTGATAATTCTTACACTCTTTGAATTGTTTACATCGTTTGTGTCTAAAAAGTTTTCATAAGCAATTTTTAATAATTCTTCCATTTTAGTAGTCTCCTTCTTCTGTTAATAAATAGTTGATATATCCTGTCGCAAGTCTGGCAAGGCTTTTACTGCCATCCAACAAATCCAATTTGTACTCTGGCCTATAGCCAAACCTCTGTACATAGAACTTTTCTTCAAGTTCTAAGTCGTAAATGTCAGATAGCTCCACGAGAATCTTGTGATATAAAAATTTTCTCGTCCACCCAAACTGTTCCATGATAATTTTTAATTTCCAATTATTTTTTCTGAACCACGCTCCGCGTGATGCGTCCAATTGCTGTTTTGAAATGTAACAATCTGCAAATAGGTCATCATTTTTCGGCAATGCCGCCTGTGGTTTCTTTATGGCTTTCTCCATATCGGTAAAACGTTTCACGTATCGGGCAGTAAATACGATGCCTTTTTCTCCGTTGAATTTGTTTGCAAGAAAATCACATCCTAACTTGGTTACTTTGTAGCACTTGTTTTCTTTTCCGGATTCATCTTTGTAGGTAGATGGAATGAAATAATCACTCGCACCTAAATTGTGGTGAGTCAAAATTTCAATGATTCCTGCAGTATGTTTTCCCCTTACATCCTGTCCTTCCAATTTTCTTAAAACTCTGTCGTGACGCATTTCCATCATTTCTGCAATCTCTAAAGTAGTGATGGTTTGTTCTATTTGTGCCATATTTGTGCCCCTTTCTGTAACTTATCAATTACTGTTGTAACTCTTTAATTACATTATACGGTTTATTTTGTGATTGTCAAGTATTGTTTGTAATTAAATAATTGAATAATAAATTTATTTATGATATTATTGAAACACGTCAAGAGAGAGGAGGCGGTACATTGTTTGCAAAAATCGTAAAACATACGCTTATTGAAAAGGAATTAAGAGTGACCGATCTAGCAAGACTTATTGACACCAGCTCACAAAATCTTTCGCAAAAAATGAAACGTGACAACTTTTCAGAAAAGGAAATGCGGCAGATTGCGGATGCATTGGGGCTTGATTTAGAAATTGTAATGAAAGAGAAGAAATAAGAAAACCCGCCTAACTGGCGGGTTTTTGATGAAAGAAAATTTTTCCAGCGCCCCAAAAAATATTTCGTAATTTTTTTGTACCCCCCTGGGGTAGCGTTTTTGGGGTCAAGATTCCATTTTCACGGATTCTCAAAAACGTGTAACAAACATGCAATTATCTGCGATATCCCGCAAATAACACAAATACACTATATGCTATGCCATATATAGATAATCCATTGATGATATTTGATGATATTGCCGATCACAGGCAAACGCCAGAAGACGCCTGCCCGGCTATAGTTATAGTCTAGCATAAACCGCATTTTACCACTTGTCAAGATAGCTTTTCCCATCGTACCGGCTGTAAGTGTGTGTTATGTTTTCCGGTCTTTGCGTGATCTGCATCCAGTCACCGCCACGTTGGACGGTTATTTTGGTTTTTGCAGACTCCACCCATTCCACACCCTCGAACTTCGAGTAGCCGCACGTTTTGCCGGATATTTCCAGATAACCAAGGGCAGACACCCGGCGCATGATTTCCCTTTTTCCGATATACTCATATTTTGCCATTTTTGCCACCTCCTTGTGTTACGTTTATTTGTCAATTTGCGCATGGAAACCGATTTCCATGTAGTCCGCGCTCCCGGAATCGAACCGGAACGGATGCACCAAACACGCGAAATAGGGCGGAAGAGTACCGCCTTAAATTACAACAAAATCCCCTTGGAATCCTGTTGTTATAATCATTTTTCCGTCAGATCTGCGGTACACAACGCCGCAACCGTCCGCAAAAGTTGACCACACGAGCCATCCGGGCGGTGTAAGTTTTTCCCCGGTTTTATAATCCAGGAATGAGTAACGCGGAATAACGCCACTTTTTTCTTGATCTAGCGCGTTGTTAATTGCTTGCGATTCTGTTACGATCTGCACACCTTTTCCCGTGTGCAAAATATATCTTTCTTCCATTTCTTATACCTCTTTCCTTTTATTTGCTCATTTTTGAGTAATGGCAAGCCGGGGAATCGAACCCCGGAAAAGCCGCCCTTGCCTATGCGATTGCTACAAGTCTATCGTTTCGCATTGTTCGCGTGTATTCTTTTCCACTTTCGTCGGAAATAATAACGCATCTGACGCTTTTTCCGCTCTTGGTAGGCTCAACGCTTTTTACCGTCTCGGTGTATCCAAAATTCCAAACTGTAACCATGCCCGGCTTGAGTTCTGCCGCCGGGATAGCGTTTCTTCTTTCATAAATTCCTTGTAATTTAACTGTAGCCATAAAATCAACCATCCTTTCATTGTGTGCCCTGTCTCATCAGTGCAGGTGGGGCAGTTCCTGCAGACCGCCAGGAGTGGCGGTTTCGACTATTTCACTTGTTCTAAAATCTGTGTATATATAGACGGTTTCGATTCGTCAACCTCTTTATAGACGCATCCGCTATATACTTTATTTGTTGACCCTTTGCAGGACTTTCCAAAACTCTTACAGTTGTAGCACATTGGGTTATACTCCAATGCTTCAATGACTTTTCTGCGCGCCTTGCTTCTTTCTATCTGTTCATTTGTTGCAACCATTATATATTTTTCCATGTTCAAAAACCTCGCTTTCGTTTTCTGGTCTGCCATCATCAGAGCCGGGAGACCATCCCGCGGCTGACGCTCCAGATCGGAGCGTTTCGGCTATGCTATGCAGATTTCAAATACATCGCCTTGGACGTGTTCAAAATCGACTTTTTCAAAAATGCCGATTCCGTAAAAGTCGGCTGTGAGTTCCCCGAAGTGGTTATACTCAAACGCGATTCCGTTCTTTTTCAGTTCGTTGATCGCGTCACCGTTCTTTGTTGTTTCCCATGTAAAACGCATTCCCGTCTTTCTCATGTTTAAGCCCTCCCTATAAAATTTCCGAAATCTGTAAAATCTGTGCTTCGCTCAAATGATCAATAACAACGTTTCCGTTTACGTCGCTCAATTCGTATTCATCTGGAAGAGTAGCGAAACCGTCAAACTGGTTCGAAATATAATAACCTTTGCTTTCTAATAATGCTTCTGCCGCTTTCATATCTTTCATGTTGTTTTCCTCGCTTTCTGTGCTTCATTTGATGCTTGTATCATATCACTAAATTTAGTGACAGTCAATAGTAAATATCACTTTTTTTAGAAATATTTTTCTTGACTTTTCCAGATAGGAAAAGTATGATTGATTTAAGAAAATCTATATAGAAAGGAAGGTACGCAATGCTAAAATACAGATTTGATGTAGGGGACGCGTTGGAGCGCATCGGCTTTAACTCCTACATGGCTAAAACAAGCGGATTGTTAAGTCAAGAAACGCTCAAAAAAATAAAACGTGAGGACACAAATATAAATGCAAAGAGCATTAATAATCTTTGTCTGCTTTTGGATATGCAGCCGAAAGACATCTTTATATATGTAGAGAGTCCGGAAGATTTGGAACTGAAAAAGAAATTGCAAAAAAAATAAAATATCACTTGTAAAAGTGATATATGTGTGTTATAGTATAGACAGATCAAAGGAATAGAGCAAAGGCGAAAGCCAAGGAGGGAACAACCATGGAAATTAGCAAAGATTTAAGCAGAGAAGAAATCACAAAAAATGTAAATATCTTTATGGGTGGAGTAGACAATCACAAAATATGGGGGCCACATTATATCGTGCTCATGGATTGGACGGAAAACAATGTGGAAGCAAAGAGACGCGAGTACCTCGGAGCGGATCTGAAATTGATTCCGCACGATTATTCGGGTGGCGAATATGAGTATATCGTGGAAGCTGAAACGTTTGACAGAAATAGATACAGTGACAAGTCCGGGGATTATTACGACAAAAGCGACGTCGCAGAGATGATTGTAAACGCGATTATGAAAGATTTTGAAGAATACAAGAAATTCACAAAAAATAAGGGGGAATAAATCCCCCTCCTGCGACGCGAAATACCTCATAAAGTGAGTATTTCAAAACATCTCATGTTGCGGTTTAAGTGCGCCGCAAAAGTATAATAGCACAGTTGGATTGTGGAGTCAACAAGAGCATATGAAAGGAAACAAACATGAAAAGAAATGATTTTAAAAAGATTATAAAAATTAGAAGTCAGTGGCAATTTACAGGAGATAATTATAAGTTGCCAAGCGGTGAGCCGATTTCCGTATATGTTAGAAAATTGGTTGAATCGCAGATGAATGTTGATAGCTTGGCAATATTGAAGAATGGGGATTTATCTTTTGCAACCGGTGGAGAATGGAACGATACAGCGAAAGAATTCGAAAATTATATGTTAATGCCAGCGTTTCAGGAAAATGAGACTTGCGAGTTTGACGAAATGGAAAAACGTATTGACGCATTGGTTTACGAGCTGGTTCAGAAGCAATAAGAACGTAATTGAATATTTTCAAACAAAGGGCAGCTTTTCCGGCTGCCTTTTCTTTTTGCCATGTCCAAAATAAACAACGCGTCCGGGAATATCTTACAAAATCTCCAAAAACCGTAAACAAACTATAAAATTTTTCTTAATTTTTTATAAACAAGGCTAGGCTCATTAGGTCTTTGATAAGTCAAAAAATGATAGAATAGTATCAGTTTTTACAAAAAATCGTCTGACAATCGTATGACATAAGGCGACACAATCGTCTGACGTCGCTTTTTCAGAACTATGTTTCTCTTTCTCTATCTTTTTCTTAATCTTTTAAATTAATAATAATACACTGTATCTAAAGCCTGTAGGTTTATAGTAAGTGTATATCCGCATACACGCGCGGCGTAAGTATATATACCACCGTAAAAAAATAAGGCTTGACTTCAAACCTGGAAATAGTGTATACCAAAAGCAGAGAGATTAACAGATTGGAGGTGTGAAATATATGCAGGATGTAGAGAGTGTAGAGAATGTAGATCTTACAACCCTTATAGTGGATCTAGGTACAGTACAGATATACACATCAACTGTACAGGATTTAATAGACAACGCTTGTATAGAATTTCACATCGAAGATTTGTTAAAAGCTGGACAGAGACAATGGAAAGCTGTTATGCAGTATGTTGGTATGCATTTATTCCCGGATACATCGGTACTAAAAGACAAGAGTCTAAAACCTCTTGGTAATGCAACCATACCGACTAACTGCAATAGATACGATAGAGAGGTATTATATAAGCTTTGTGATTATTATATATATATATCCAATGTATACAGCAAGTTGGTAAGTACAGTGGCATTTAGTTATTTTTGTAATATACCGACAAACACAATGGATATATGGGCTAGTGATGAACCAAGTTCGCTGACTTTCAAGATGTGGCAAAAATTGCAGCGATCCCGTAAGGATTGTATCCTAGATCGTGCATATGATTCCAATAGCCCCGTAGGCACCATGTTCGTGGGAAATAATGAATTCGGCATGAATCAGCCCGGCATTGGCGATAATGCCACGCAACGCAAGGCAATCACAGCGCAGGAGCTGCCAAGATTGGACGAGAAAAAGAGTCAAGAATTGCACGCAATTGATACACAATTTACGGATGCAGCGGTAAATAATACGGTTTGAATTGTGTGCGATTATTCTACAATTCACAAATGCAGTAATATCAAGGGTTGTAGCGTTTTAACTATTCGTGAACTATTCGGAAAAGTTAGGTTTTGCGAATAGTTACAAGGGTATAACATGAATTGTATTAAAACAATTTGATTTTCACACAATGACAACAAAACGAAATGGAAAATATTTTAGATTTCCATGTTTGCAAGAAAAGGATGGGGAGGGGGTCTGACAGAAAGACCACAGGGCGGCTACTAAGTCCCTTAAATACCTCAAAAAATAAAAAGCCACTTACAACACCCATTGACTTTCATCGTAAATAGGCTATAATAAATTTATAACAATTCACTTTCACGTTGCGAATCGCAACTAAATTTCCAAAAATTTTTTAAAAACAAAAAAGTGTTTCGGACAGGAGAATGACATATGACCGGAAATGAGTACCAGAAATTAGCCATGCGGACGAAAAACCACAAGGCGACAGAAAGAATTTCGGATAAACTCGATTTGCTTAAATTTTGCAAAAATAACAATATCGCATCTGCGTTGCAAGATTATGACCTTGGCGGTATCTTTAATGCTTGCCTTGGGTTATCCGGTGAGGTTGGAGAGTTCAACGACATGATTAAAAAGTGGATTTTCCACGAGAAACAGCTTGATATTGACCACGCAAAGAAAGAAGCTGGCGATATTTGTTGGTATCTTGCAATGCTTTGTGAATCCTTCGGCTGGAGCCTTGATGAGATCATGCAGATGAATGTAGACAAACTTAAGGCACGTTATCCGGAAGGGTTTGACATTGAAAGAGCAAACCACAGAGCGGAAAGTGATGTTTAATGGCAAGCTGCAGCAATGAGTTGATGAAAACCGAGTATTCCGAAACCTTTGATGAAAAACGCAAAGGTTTGATTGAACAGTCATATTACAAATACGGACCGGCAAGAATGAACTTCTCCACAGGGAATGTCAATGCAATCGAAAGTTTGAAAATGTGCCTTGCCAAGTTTGAAGAGACCGGAAATCTTGAATATCTGTGTGATGTTGCGAATTATGCTATGTTCCGGTTTATGTTTCCACAACAGGGTGAATATTTCAAACATACGGGCTCTGATGCGTCTGCCGGTATTTTCGGTATGAGCGTAAATGAAATTGAGCGGTTCAAACAGGAACACAGCTTTGAGGATGGGGGGATATTGATATGATTTTAAATATAATCGCTACGGCGATAGATGCCCTCGTAATACTTGGGCTTATGGGAGAACAGGTAAAACAAAAAGACAATTCAAACGCAATGGGGTATTTGCTTTCATACGCAATCTTTGCAATGAATATTATGACCATTTGGAGATAACAACATGACAATTTATGATCCAATATTTGGTATTTACTTTCTGCCGCCAAATTTGAGCGTGGTCGAAAGAATACATATAACAAAATCAAAGGAACCGGACAGCACCGGAGATTTGCTTAATCTGGACAGTGACGCCGAACACCAGATTGAGAAATCGGAGCATCCGGTATAGCTTAAGTCCGCAAATGATAGTTATAGGCTGAATAATTGATCTATCGGCGTTAGGCCTTGAATTACGTTTGCGGACGAATCAACATTGGGCTATCGCCAAACGGTAATGCACAGGATTTTGATTCCTGCATTCCGGGTTCGAATCCCGGTAGCCTAATTGGTTACATGCTGACGTTTCATGTAGCCACGTATGTTTTTCATACGTACTTGAACCCTTGGTTGAGTGATTCAAGCATTTGGGTTCCTCCTTTCGCCACTAGGACGATTCTGTTAAGGACGGTGCGAGACCGTCCGGTGGTATTCTATCATGCATCTATCCCACGGTGCATGAGCCATGAAATTAGGTGGTGGCGGAATAGGTAGACGCGCAGATGGAAGAGACAGGACAAAGATTAAAAACTCATGGTTGAAGTCCTATGGGTTCGATTCCCTCCAATGTGAACAGTGCACGGTTTATGTGAGGTGCAAATCCTCACCCACCTACTCGGTCAAATTATGCTGTCTGCTTGCAGGCGGTCTATGTTTTGGCTGAAATACGATGCTTGTCTATTGCTCTGCAATAATTTAATTCGGAGTAGAACCATGGAAATAGGCTTGCATGGTAACATTGAGTTGCCGGTGAAATGCTGTAAACCGGATAGTGCAAGGCATAGCACGATAAACATTATTGCTAACCGTCTGATGGCGGTTATGGGGATTTAATTCAGTGGCAGAAGACACGGCTTATATCCGGGTTGTCGCGGGTTCGATTCCTGCAATCCCCACAGGTGATGTTGCCAGTACACCCCTAGTGTGTTTATTACAGAAATGCAGGTGCTAATCAATATACCGGTTAAACTTAGCACAGGTAACTGGATTGAGCGGTTGTCATTCAAAAGATGGCGGTAACCGCTGACTAAAAGAACCTTGCACTTAGTGTAGTGTGGAGCAAGGAAAAACGGAAACTACACGACATGGCTTGTTAGCTGAGATGGATTAGCGACAGACTGAAAATCTGTATAGGGCGGCTCGATACCGCCACAAGCCATTGAGCGGTGTTAGTAGCACCGCGCCATTCTGAAGCGCAAGGAATGGTTCGGGTGTGGAACTTCCATGCCCGGCGCGTGCAGATATAATCCTAACTGGTAAGGAAACTGTTTGCTAAACAGTCAGTAGCCGGAAACGGTGTTTCGGTTCGAGTCCGAATATCTGCGTTTATCCTTATCTCCACTTAGTCGGGTGCTACTGCAATAGTTCCGGTCGATGGGAGACTTATGGATGGTAGCGGCATTATTGGTAACAGAAAACCCTTCCGTGATTAGAAATTGCAGATTTGAAAGCGGTTGGCATGGTTTTGCCTGACAGGGTTCGATTCCCTGTGCCGCTATTCGATGATAAAAACATTATGGAATATTTATATCAAACAAAAGACACGGAATCTCACGAGGATTCCGATTTTTGCTATGGCTGGGGGCGAAATATGACAAACTGCGTGAATTGCGGCGCACCAATCGAAACCGATAAAAAGGTGTGTCCTTATTGCAAAACTCCATATGAAAATGCAGGAAATTATAGTTTAGGTCTTATAGGATCAGCGGTGCAGAAATTGTCATTAGATGATTACATAAGATTGTCAATGCCAGAACCATGGACGCGCCATTGTGAAGAACCATATTTCGATGCGGACGGCATTTTGCATCGTATTGTTCCGAAAAATTACTTTGATTGAGGTGTAATATGTGTGATTTTTGTAAAAACATAGGAATTGGAATACCGGATTGGGATTTCCTCACTCCGGATAAAAATGGGAGAATCCCGTCCGGTGACGCAATAGAAATTCGGAAAATTGTAGACAAATGTGCACTTGTTTTTACGAATAGTGCCGGAGAATACGGCGCAGGAGTGGTAAATATTGCATTTTGCCCGATGTGTGGCAGAAAGTTGGTGGAAGAATGAAACATGAAAGACAATGGTGTACTTGCGATAGGTGCGGTGCAGAAATTGAAAAAGGCATACTGTGTGGAAATTCCATTACAAGGAATGGCACTTTAAATACCACATACGACTTGTGCTATAAGTGTATGGAAGATTTTGAGGAGTTTATGAGAAATGATAGTTAATATGGGAACCAAAACCTATGAAATGAGCCGCAAGCAGACAAAAGCTATTCTTGGAACGGCTAAGAAACTTGCAAATTGCAACATATACGGCATTGAAAAAGGTAATGTGGTGATTATGCTGAATGAAAAGTATGAGGACGATATTAGCCTTAAAAAAGCCGTAGAGGAGTATAAGAAGAAAGGGTTCAAGGTGCATTGGAAATGAAGAAAACACGTTCAAAAATTATAATCAAAACCAGAAAAGGCGGTTACACAAAGATTTATGCCAACGGAAAATGGCAAAAGAAAGTATGTTTCATTGATTATCACGCAGGATGCAGTAACAAAGATGGCATAAAGGTTACTTGCGAATTTGATAGACTGAAAACTGATAAAAATGGTTCGGTTATTTACGACCCAGAAAAAGAAGAAATTGTAAAAGAACACGTAGTTGCAAGAATTTAGGAGCGAGATTATGGAATATCAAAACACAATGCTTTGTAGTGGATATAGCCACGAACTAAAACCTTGCGATCATATAAAGAATTGTGATTTATGTACCGGTCCGAGTGTTGACACATATGGAAATGAGCGATATGTATGCGGTCGTGGAGTTGCAGACTTTAAGTGCAAGAGAGACAATCCGAACTGGAAGCCTTTGACAAAGCAACAATTAATCGAATTATACAAACAAATGCCAGACAGGACAAATATAAGCATTGGAGAATTACTCGAAGGCGCGATAATTGACGGAATTGTGGAGGGCAACAATGATGGAATTTCAATAGAAAAAATGGTACAGGAGATAGCTGACATGGCATTGGACAATGCCACAATCAACAATATTCCGTTTCGTGAATGGATTTATAATGTAAATAATGCTTATGCAAATAAAAAATGCAATCTGACTTCTTGTCGATACAATGCAGATGGCAAGTGTACCAATGATGAGAAGAGAAAAGAGTGTATTGAGGTTTGCGAAAAAGTGCTATGTATGAATTGAAAGGAGATTTTATGAAGAAGAAAATTTTAGCAATTGCATTAGGATTGACATTGTGCTTTGGAATGACCGGATGCGCATCGTGGGACAGATTTGTGGTAGACATGAAAAGCGATGCAAATGGCGGTATGCAGAGAACCATTACTGTATACACAGCAGATGGTAAAGAACTTGCAACATATAAAGGCAAGATTGACCTTAGCACAAACGATGGTGGATATGTTAAGTTTGATTTTAACGGCAAGAGATATATCTATTACAATTGCTTTGTGGAAAGCGTTGCGGATATAAAATAAATAACAATTCAGACCAAGAAAATAGTCTTTAAATAATTTCCGAAATACTAAGAGGTGCGTACAATATTGGTGTGCTAAGAATAGCTTTTACTACTGACTACGCATATTACCGGCTAACAAATGGAGTTAGTCGCTAACCTAAAAACAGTTATAGGCAGAGGTCAAGGCACTTCTGCTTTTTGCGGAGGTGCTTTTTATTTGGCTTCAAAGCAGTTAATCAATGCAGTAAATGGATATGAAAACTACATACAGAGAAAAGGCGTTGATGAACAGGTAATAGATGCCCTTTTGAAAGCGTGCAATGTGGCGATTCGGACGGAAAAAGACGTTGACTATGGATTGACTATAACCGAAAGAACAAAGGCTTTAATCAACGAATATACGCAGAAAAACGCGGGTGGTAGCATATGGGAACTTGAACGATATGCGCAGGATCACGACATTAAAGGCGGATACAAACTTGTGGATCAGTTCTATGAAGTCTTGCGATTAGAGAGCTTTTATCGTTTCGAGAGCTTTATTTACTTTATGGAGCGCAAAAGAAATTGGAGTAAACGGTTTTATTATCCACGCCGCAAGACACTGAATATAGTCGCTCAAGATCTTGAAGATTTGGAAAACCGGAAGATTAAATTTTACGGATTGTCAATGCCATCGCGTGTCGGTAAATCGACTATCTGTATTTTCTTTCTTGCGTGGGTAGCTTTGCGCAGACCAAACAGCCATAGTGCTATGGGCGGTCACTCCGGTATTTTGGCAAAAGGATTTTACAAAGAACTGATAAATCTTTTTACCACGGAAGAATATACGTTTGCTGAACTTTTTGCTTATTGGCATCCGGAATACGCAAACGCATCAATTCCGACAGACAAGAGCGCGGACGAATTTACGATCACGCTTGGAGATCCGGACAGATTCGCAACCGTAACGTGCCGTGGTATTGATGGAACATGGACAGGAGCGGTCGATGTTTCAAAAGACGGATATTTATATGTCGATGACTTGGTTCGTGATCGTGAGCATTCATTAAGCCCTACTCGAATGGAAAACACATACCAAGAGTACCTAAACAAGATGGTTGACCGTAAAAATGACGGTGCAAGGGAATTGATGGTTGGTACTCTTTGGAATGTTTTAGATCCATTGGAGCGCATGAGAAAGCAATATGAGCATGACCCACAATACCGATTCCGTAAGATTCCGGCACTTAATGAAAATGACGAAAGCAATTTCGCATATGAAATCAACGGATTTTCCACGGAATACTATCGGGATATGCGAGATAAGCTTGACAATGCCGAATGGATGGCTAAGTTTATGCAGCAACCATATGTCCGCGAAGGATTGCTTTATACGGATTTGAGACTATTTAACGGAATCCTACCGGACGGAGATTTCCGACGCATCGGAGTTGTGGATGTTGCCTGGGGCGGTGGCGATAGCTTGTCAATGCCGATTGGAGCAGAATATGAAAACGGTGATGTTTATATTTACGATTGGGTATTCAACAAAGGCCCGAAAGAGGTAACAATCCCTCTTGTTGTTGGACGAATTATCGGGAATGAGATTAGGCAGACAAGATTTGAGGGAAATACCGGAGGAGATCTGTATTGCCAATATGTAGATGAAAAGTTGCAGGAACAGGACTATAAATGCTCATGTACAAGTAGAAAAGCACCAAATAAGGTTGAGAAGTTATCGAAGATCATAGCATATTCCGGTGATGTTAAGAGAAAATTCATATTTCTTGATATGCACCGACCGACGCAGGAACAAATGAAGAAAGATTCAGATCTTGGAGTAACAAGATATTATAGAAATGACGAATATCAAGCGGCTATGGATGAACTCTCTATGTTTGTAAGTATTGGCGGTAATGAACACGACGATGCAGCAGACGGTTTAACTCAGCTTGAAATGTTTATAGATAACCCAAACAATACAGCAAAGGTAGAAGCGGCAGTAAACCCATTTAGGAGGTATTAGGATATGACAACGGACAAATATCTTTCACAAATAAATAGATGTGATCATGTTATCAAAAACAAAATGTCTGAAATTCAAAAACTTTCCAATATGGCAACTTCCATTTCCGTATCTCCCAAAGAGGTTGATGTGCAGTCTTCCGGAGATCCGGACAAAATGGGAAGTGCTGTTGCTAAAATTGCAGACCTGCAGAACGAGATAAAAGAACTTGTGTGCGAATTCGTGGATAAACGCCGGGTTATTATCGGGCAGATTGACAGTATGGAAAATACAGATGTGTATATTGTCCTGTATGCGCACTATGTTGATAATAAGGACTGGAATTTAATTTCTGTAGAAATGGGATATTCCTACAGAAATATCATGAACCTCCGAAAGAAGGCTATTCGGGAGTTTGAGAAGAAATTCGGCGGGATTTATCTTGGAAAGAGTGCATAAAAGTGCACAATAGTTCACACTCTTTCACAACATTTCCTAAAACTTGCATGGTATACTAAAAGAGTAGAAAAAACAAAATCCTACAACCCCAAAAGCATATAATCCGTAAAAGACACTGTCAGAAATGGCGGTGTTTTTTATTTACAAGAAAGAGGTTGCCATGAAAAAAGTAACTATATATTGCCCGGATTGCGGAAGAATTGCCGGGCATTACGATGGGAGATCTACGATAGATCATCCGTGCAAATGTAAAAAATGCAATCATATTGTGATTTATCGCGTGGCAACAGGCAAGATTGAAACGAAGCCAATACCAAAACGCGCTTGCAGTAGTGGAGTTTTATTTATATGAATACACAGTATTTTCACGACCTTGTAAAAGGCAGATATGGAAGAAAAATTGCATATGCTAACGTAGAACAGATTACGGCAGACAATATCGTAAGTGTTGTCGGAAACTGCATTGGTGCATTTTATTTCAACAAGACGATCATTCGTTATCTGTGGAACTACTACAAGGGCGATCAGCCTGTATTGTACCGAACAAAGGTACAGAATGCGGATATAACCAATAAGGTGTCTGAAAACCATGCCTATGAGATTGTTCAATTCAAGGTTGGTCAGACTTACGGTGAGCCAATTCAGCTTATAAGCAGGAAAGATGATGATCGGATAAACAATGCGGTTGATGAATTTAACGATTATCTGACCGATGCTAATAAGCAGGAAAAAGACATTAAGGCAGGAGAGTGGCAGTCAGCAACCGGAACGTCATTTAAGGCGGTGCAGATTACAAAAAATGAAGATATACCATTTAGAATTGTTGCACCAACACCAATGAACACTTTTGTTATCTACAGTCGTTCCACAGAAGAACCACTTTTAGCAATCCAAGAGCTTAAGGATGCCGATGGACAGATGTATAAACTCTGTTACACGGACTCTTACGAATGCAAGATTGTGAACGGAGAGGTTCGAGATTGGAAACTGCATGGTTTTGGCGGAATCCCGATTGTTGAGTTTCCAAATAACCATGAGCGCATTTCTGATATTGAGCTTGTGATCGGACTATTAGATGCAATCAATACAATGCAGTCAAACCGAATGGATGGCGTTGAGCAGTTTGTTCAGTTTTGGATAAAGTTTGTAAATTGCGAAATCGACCCGAAAACCTTTGAAGAAATGAAGATTTCCCATGCGCTGACGGTAAAATCCAATAATGAGCAGAATAAATCAGATGTTGACATTATGACACAAGAGCTGAACCAGACAGAGTGCCAAGTCGCAAAGGATGATTTGTGGGATAATGCACAGTCCATTCTTGCCATACCGAATAAGAACAACAATAATTCCGGTGGAGATACACAGGGAGCGGTTGAGCTAAGAAACGGATGGGATTTCTCGAAGTCGAGAGCCAAACTAAAAGACCCAATCGTAAAGTCGGCTGAAAAAAGACTCGCAAAAGTTGTTTTGAATGTGATTCGTATACAAGATCACGATTTGGGGCTGAGTTTGCGCGACTTTGATGTTCAGATTAACCATAGCCCGCAAGATAATATGTATACCAAGTCACAGACCCTATATCAACTTTTACAAGCTGGTATTCATCCGCTTGTGGCAATTAAATCTGTCGGACTTTGGGGAGATGCGGAAAAGACATTCTTGTTGTCAAAGCCATACTTGGATAATCTGTGGAAAACGATTGATGATGTAGAAGCACAGGAACAGAAAGCACAGGAATTGATAAATAAAATGAATACAGATGGCACACAAAGCCAGACAAACAAAGATAAGACAGTCACCGAGTAATTGGCGGCTGTTTTTATTTTATAAAAATTCGCAAAGTTGTGAGCGTAAAAATCAACAATGTCGTTCGGTGTCGTTGCACCGTATAAAAATTCGTATGACATATCGGAGGTAATGAATGAAGAGAGAAGATCTGATTGCTATGGGATTAAGCGAAGAAAACGCGGACAAGATCATGGCAGATTACGGAAGTTCCGTACAGAAAGCCAAAGCAAGGGTTGACGAGTACAAGACAAAGGCTGACAAAGCTGAAGAGTTGCAGAAGCAACTCGATGATATTGAACAGGGAAAGCTCACGGAAGTCGAGCAGGCAAATAAGAACCTCGAAAAAGCCAATGCGAGAATCGCGGAACTTGAAAAAGCACAGGCAATAGCCACGCAGAGAGCCGATGCCGCATCTAAATTTAATGTTACCGCAGAACAGGCAGCGCAGATTGTAAAAGACGATGGCAGTTTTGATTATGACGTTCTTGGAAAGATTATCTCCGAAAAAGAGACCGCCGCAGCGCAAGCCAAGGAACAGGAGATTGCAAATGGCAGTACGAATCCGGGCGGTGGAACGGCTGGCGGAAATAAAGACAACGAAAAGACAGAAGCGGAAAAAACCGCAGAGTCGATCGGAAAGACTTTAGCCGGAACGAATCAGGCGGCTAAGTCGGTAGTAGACAGTTATTTATCGTAAGGAGGTTTTAAAGATGAAGTTTACTGAAAAAAGTGTAACAACTCAGCTTGAAATTCTGAAAAGAAAATTAGGCGGTGAGCTGTTCGAGGAAATCAAACTTGATGATACCGCATTCACAGAAGGCGTGTGCAAGGCAGGAAGCCCAATCGCCGTAGATGGAAAGGTTGATAAGGAAACAAAGCCAATCGGAATTTTACTTACAGATGTTTATAAGGATGAGAACCCTAACGGAACAATCCTTAGAGCGTTTGGAGTTGTAAATTCTGCAAACATTCAGACAAGCACAGGAGAAGCTGTTGCAGAGGCAGTTAAGACAGCCCTTCCGTTAATCGTATTTGAATAGGAGGTAATACAGAATGAACATTAGAGATGTGTATAGTGCAAAAGCAATCGCGCTTGTAAACACAGAGGTAGCAAGTAATAAAATTGCGTATCTTGGTTCGGGATTATTCCCGGCTAAGAAGAAAATGGGACTTGATCTGAAATGGATTAAGACTTCTAAAGGACTTCCTGTTTCTCTTGCACCGTCCAATTTTGATGCGGTGTCAACGTTAAGAAGCCGTGAGGGATTCAAACTCACAGAAACAGAAATGGCTTTCTTCCGTGAGTCTATGCTCATTAAAGAAGCTGACGAACAGGAAATTATGCGTGTACAGGATAGCGCAGACCCATATGCGGGCGAGGTATTAAGCAGAATTTTTGATGATGCAAATACTCTGATTGATGGTGCTAACGTAGTGCCGGAGCGTATGATTATGCAGTTGCTTGCACCGGATGATGGATCTCCAAAGATTTCCATTCAGGCAAACGGCGTAACCTACGCTTATAACTACGATCCGAGCAACACATACAAGACCCACAACTTTGCAAACCTTGAGACCGCAACAGATAAGTGGGATGACCACGAAAATTCTGATCCACTTGACGATGTTTCTGTTGCCCTTGATGGAGTCGAATCAGAGACAGGAGAGAGACCTTCTATCATGATTGTTTCTCGTAAGACTATGGATCATCTTAAGCAGAATAAGAAGATTCGTTCCGCCATTCTTGCGCAGAATGCCACGGCAAACATCTTTATGAACGACAACCGTGTTAAAGAGGTATTCTCCAACGAACTCGGAATCAGCATTATTGTTTACTCTAAGCAGTACAAGAATGAAGCTGGTACGGCATCTAAGTTTTACCCAGACGGATTTGCAACGCTTATCCCAAGCGGAGCACTTGGAAATACATGGTACGGTACAACACCGGAAGAACGTACACTTATCGGAAAGCCTACAGCAGATGTTTCTATCGTAAACACAGGTGTTGCTGTTGCAATTTCCGTATCGGAAGATCCTGTACAGACTAAGACAACGGTTTCTGAAATCGTACTTCCGTCTTATGAAAGAATGGATAGCACCTATGTCATTAAGTGCTATTAGGAGGTGATCCTTTGGTTTACGAGTGCAAAACAAAATATAAGGGCAAGTGGTATATGCCAGGAGAGGAAGTACCGGAGGAAAAATCTCAGGTACTTTCTGATTTTATGAATCCACCTGAAAACCCTATCACTTATACAAAGACCGAAATTAACAGAATGAGTACCGCAGACTTGCAAAAACTTGCCACGGAGCAGGGGATTGAAAACGCACAAGCAACAAGTGGCGCGGAACTGAAAGAAATTCTGATTGCAAAGTTTAATCTGTAGGAGATCGCTTATGTCATACACACTTGTCGAACAGGTAAAAATTCGTTTAAAACAATTTCATATAGAAGAGGTAGAGGACGAAGCGACCGGGGAAAAGTCCGATAAAGTTGTGTTTGATGAAAAAGAGTGTAACCCTTTGATTGAACAGCTTTTAGAGCAGGCAAGAAAAGAGATTATCAGCAGGCGGAACTATCCGAACACATACACGCAAGACCAGATTGATAGTGATGTTAAGAACTATGAAAACATTATGGTCAATTTGGCAGTGTACGACCGGTCGCAGGCAGGAGAAGCATACATGGCAAGTTTCTCAGAAAACGGTGTGAGCCGGACATGGAAAGACCGTGAAAGCCTTTTTGTTGGAGTGTTTCCGTTTGTAAAAGCAATGTAATTAAAGAAGATTGAGCGTGACCATTATGGTTGCAGGCGGCGCACATTAAGCGGTGGTGGGCAGTGCGTCAAAAGGAGATTCAAATGAAAAGTATTTTGATTCAAACTTATCTTGTGGCACTGCCAATAGTGCTTGGATATATAGTTTGGCTTCTTAAACAGCAAAAGAAAAGCAGGGATGCGAACAGTAAAGGAACAATGCTCCTTTTGCGCGTCCAACTTATTGAATACCATGCAAAGTACACCAGAATCGGAGAAATACCGTCATATGCCTATCAGAACTTTTGTGAGATGTATGATGCGTACCATGCGTTAGGTGGAAACGGAATGGTTACGAAAATGAAACATGAGATTGAAGAGATTCATATAGGGAAAGGAGATAAAAGCCATGAGGAATTGGAAGGATTGGACTAAGAAAGCCGGAATCCGAGCAATCAAGACTGTTGCGCAGGCGGCTATTGCAGGAATTGGAACGGCGGCATTTATGGGCGCGGTGGATTGGAAATATGTTCTTTCTGCATCAGTACTTGCCGGAGTGTTATCGCTTCTGACAAGTGTTGCCGGAATCCCAGAGGAAAACACCAATGCTTGACATTAACAAGCAGGAAATGAAATATTCGCAATCCGGTCAGAGGGTATTCATTCCACAAACTGACGAAAATGGAGATATTGTCTATGAAGGGTACAAGGATTCCGATGGAAACTTTGTACCTTATTTAGATTCCGAAGGCAACAAGATTCCAAAAGGCGAGGAAGTTGAAGGGTTTTCAGAACCTACGACATTCCAAGCCAATATCAGCAATAAGCTGTCAGAAGCCCTTGTGAAAGAATTTGGAATTGATGATAGCACATCATACTGTCAGCTTGTCACGGATAAAGGATATTTGCCACTGAAAGCCGGCGATGTGGTGTGGAAACGTTCGGAAGTCAAACGCACTGATGATGGACTTGTGGATTCAGAAACCGCAGACTACATCGTAAAAGGAGTTGCTGATGAAGGACTGACCACGGATTTGTTTCTTCTTCGAAAGAATATTAAGTAGGTGATTGCATGGCAAAGAAAACTATTTCAATGACATTATCCTCTAAATCCATACAAGCCGCCATAAAGGAATTAGAAAAGTACCGCGATAGTTTACAAGCTAAATGTGATTTACTTGTTTCTAGGCTTGCACAGATAGGTCAGACAGCGGCAATACAACACATATCGGAATCCCCATTAGGAAACACGATAACGGTAAGGGTGGATAAAGCACCACAGTTAATGACCTCGAACGCAATTCTGATTGCAACCGGAAAAACGGTAACGTCAGAAGATAGAGAGCCGTTCTATACTTTGTTGGCGGTAGAGTTTGGAGCCGGTATTTTTTATAACTCCAAAGAGAACCCAAAAGCACCGGAACTTGGATTCGGTGTCGGCACGTATCCGGGGCAAATACACGCTTTTGAAGATGGTTGGTACTATTGGGACGATAAGACCGAAACATGGCGTTATACCCACGGTATCAAAGCCACAATGCCAATGTATAATGCGGAACAACAGATTATTCAACAGTATGTAAAGATTGCAAGGGAGGTATTCGGTGGAAAATGAGTTAAATAGTTGGGCACTTGATTTTGAAGATACCTTATGTTCCCTTTTGAAATCGTACATGGAAAGCAGGGTAAGAGGAATTAAAGTGACGCAAGATGAAGAATCGGGCGGCACTGCAACATTCCCGACGCTTTTAGTCAGACAAATCGGTGTAATAGAAGCCGGACGAACCAATGAAGCAAAGACAATCAACGCAATTCGACCGACATTTCAAATTACAATAACGAATAAAGGTTCAAGAAAATCAACTAAGGACATCGCAGCATATGCGGTGTCTTTTTTTAAACAACAAATGTTTGAGGTATCAAATGTAATCCAAACAATTTCCAAGCAAGTGCGAACGGTTACATTCCGCGCAACTCGCGTAATTGGAAACGTTGAGCATTTAGATCAGCTATAAGCAGAAAGGAAGTAGAAAATATGGCATCAACAAGTTATAGAACTCGTGTCATTGTAAAAGAGCACACGGAAAAGCAGGCTGACTTTGCAGGAACATACAATCTTTTGGTTGCGGCTAAGTCAGTTCCAAGCCCTGCATCACCACCAAACACGGTTGAGTCAACCACAATGGAAGATGACCAGCAGACCTTTGAAAAAGGAATTAAGACTTCTGATTCAAGAGAAATCACAGGAAACCTTGAAAAAGAATATCTTTCAAAGGTGGATGGATATGGAGATAAAAAACTTGATATTATCCATCTGTACGGAACTGACGGTATTGGTGGCGTAGCGAAGTACGCATATGTAGGAACTGCAACAGCAACACCTAACGATGTAGGTGGAAACGATGAAATCCTTGAAATGACGGTAACAGTTATTCCAAGTACAGCATCAGAGCTTGTTACAGATAAGCTGACTGTCGTTGATAACAACGATGGAACATTCACTGTAACAGTGGTGGGGTAAAAAGCCTATCGGACGAGCAATCGACCGCACCGGTAGGCGAGGATGAACGGTCGATCGCAGAACTTGAAGCAATAAGATAAGCAACAATGGGGCGGTGGCAACACTGCCCCTTGCCAATTAGGGCAGAAAGGCAAGGTAAAACATGAAAGTTAAATTAGGTGGAAAAGAATATACAATTCAGTTTGCAACAAGACCATCATTAAAAGCACATATCTTACAGGATATTATGAAAACGCAGGACATGGAAGATATTTCTTCTATGGAAGATATTCTTCTTGAAACACTTCCTAAGACGCTTCTTGTGGGATTGCAGATGCATCACAATGACGAATTTGGATATGATTACAAAACAAACGAAGGCTACGATGAGAAACTTGAGAAGGTGTCCGACATTCTCTATGATGCGATTGATACAAACGAGATTAACTGCATGGATTTATTTGCTGATATGCAGAAGGAAATGATGACAAACGGTTTTTTAGCGCAGATGATGGAGTCGTTGGAGAGAGCACAGGAGCAGGAGCAGGAGGAGAAAAAGACCCCATCCAAAGCGAAAGCCAAGAATTAACATGGGAATATTACGTTGCGGAAATCCGCCCGTTTTACCTTGTGGTAACGAAAGGCTACGGATTTTCCATTGATGATATAGATATGATGAATCCAGAGTTGCTTAAGCCTTATGTGGATGCATATAAGGCAGAATGGAAGCAACGCGACATGGAAATGTATATGTGGTTTGGCAGATATGCAACGTCAGCACTTGTGACCGCAATAGACGCGACATTCGGCAAGGGTAATAGTAAGTACGTGAAAGAAACTTGCTATGATTCCATCGAAAAGCAGAATACGGACGATCCCGATGCTGAGATACGAGAAATGCTTAAGGCGGAAGAAGCATGGGCGGCTGAATCAAGGAAATCACATTTACCAAAGCCAAAGATAGTTTAAGAAAAGAGGTATTACCATGGCAGTAATTATCGGAAGTGCGCGACACGATGAACACGGAAACTGCTATTCTGGCGGAAAAGCCGGAGACCAGACCGGACAGGAAGTGTCTACGCAGAAGTTTTATAACCATTCTAAGGGATGGTACGTGCTAAGGGCGAAGGACGATAGGGTTGCGGAGAAGTTAGCTGAAGCTATGCAGATTGCATCTGACAATAAAAATATCGGCTATGACCAATCGGAACGCTACGGAGTCATTAAGCATGGCATTAACACAAAGGTCAAGACGGAATGCGATTGTTCTTCTCTTGTACGTGCTTGTATTATCTATGCATCCGGTAAGGATGTGGGAGATTTCAATACATCCAATGAACGACCGGTAATTTTGAAATCCGGTTTGTTTGATGATATGGGGTCTTATCATGCCGGGTTTATTCTTCGCAACGGAGATATTCTTGTGACACGCATAAAAGGGCACACAGTTATTGTTGTAAAAGGCGCAAAGAAATGCAAAACCAAGTATTATCCGAAGTATACCGGAAATTCCGGTTCAATAGTCGAAGCATTAAAAGCGGTTGGGGAAGATGATGTGTCGAAAGAACATCGTGCGGAAATCGCAAAAAAGAACGGATTTTCCAATTTCAAGTTTACATCAGAGGAAAATTCAAAGATGCTTTCTCTTCTGAAAAAGGGAAAACTGAAAAAGTAATTCAAGGGCGGTAAGGGTCAAATCTTACCGTCTTTTTCTTATGTAGAAAGTTGGTGGATAAATGGAATTAGAGTCTCTTGAAATAAAAATCCAAGCGCAGGCACAACAGGCAAGCGGTCAGATAGATGCGCTTGTGACAAGACTTGGGCGATTATCTTCCGCGCTTTCTGGGCTTAGTACCGGAAATCTGAATAGTCTTTCCACAGGGGTAAACAGACTCGCAGGGGCAATGACGGCAATGCGTGGAATTGACACACGGACTTTTTCTGCAGTTGCAAGAAATGTAAGCAAATTAGGCTCTATCAACAGCAAACAGATTAATGCTGCGGCTGGTTCTATGCGTCAGATTTCCAATGCGGTAAAAGGGATTTCTGGAATGTCGGCATCTGTTAAGGGTCTGACCGAACTTGCATCTGCAATCAAACAGCTTGGCTACCAGAGTTCCACCAAGGCGATTGAAAATATTCCGAAACTTGCAGTTGCTATGCGACAGCTTATGTCCGAACTGTCGAAAGCCCCTAGTGTAAGCCGGAATATTATTGACATGACAAATGCATTGGCAAAATTATCACGTACCGGTGGAGCGGCAGGAACAGCGGCAAAAAGCATCACAAGCTCATTTAGCGGATTTAGTTCAAGTGCTTCTGCGGTTACCAAGAAGTCGTTCTCCCTTGCGTCTGCAATCGGAAAAGTGTATGCAACGTATTGGGCTTTATTTCGAGGATTTAGGCTACTTGGAGACGCCATTGACATATCATCAAGTTTGACAGAGGTTGAGAACGTTGTAAGGCAGACATTCGGGCAGTATGAAAGCCTAATTAACAATTTCGCAAAAACATCAATTGAAAAATTTGGTATGTCTGAATTGTCCGCGAAACAGTTTGCAAGCCGTTTCCAAGCAATGGGAACCGCCCTTGATATTCCGCAAGGGCAGATGGCAAAAATGTCTATCCGGTTGACAGAATTAGCCGGAGATATGGCTTCATTCTATGATGTGAGCCAAGAAGATACTGCCAAGAGTCTGCAATCTGTATTTTCCGGTACTACGGCACCTATGCGGCGTTATGGTATCGACTTGACACAGGCAACATTAAAGGAATGGGCGTTAAAGCAAGGACTTGATGCGAACATTTCTTCAATGACGCAGGCTGAAAAAGCCATGTTGCGTTATCAGTATGTGCTTGCGCATACAACCAATATCACCGGAGATTTCGCACGTACAGCCGATACATGGCATAACCAGATAACCATGCTTAAAGAGAACTTCAAAGCACTTGGAGCGGTTGTTGGTGGTGGTTTAATCAATGCATTCAAGCCATTTATCAAGGTGCTTAATTCAGTTCTGCAAAAGGTTATTTCCTTCGCAGAGATGGTAACAAATGCTTTAGGTTCTATCTTCGGATGGAAGTATGAAGCAAGCAAAGGGGCAGGAATCAGCGGTCTTGCTGATGATATTGGAAGCGCATCTGACGGCATGGACGATTTAAGCAATGCCGCAGGAAACGCAGGGAAAAACACGGGTGGTATCGCAAAAAATGCCAAGAAAGCAAAAAAGGAAATCCAACAGGCAACTCGTGCATTTGATGAATTAAAGGTTATTTCAAAACAAAGTAAAGATAATACTTCCGGTTCCGGGAATAAAGGTTCTGGTTCTGGATCTGGTTCAGGTGCTGGTGGCGGCACCGGTGCTGATGGTGGATTAGTTCAGACGGACACCATCTTTAAGAAATTCAAAAGCAACATCAAAGACCTTGAAGGACTTGGAAAAGCAATTTCCGGTGCGTTAATTAACGCAATGAAAAAAATTAAATGGGAAAAAGTGTATGCAAAAGCCGAAGGTTTTGGAAGGGGACTAGCAAAATTCCTTAACGGACTATTTAAAGGGCAAAAAGGAACAACGCTTTTCGGAGAAACCGGAAAACTGATCGCAAATTCATTAAACACGGTGCTTCATGGATTGGATTCGTTTGGAACGACATTTAATTGGAAGCAATTTGGAAATTCAATCGCAGACGGAATAAACAAGTTTTTCCAAAACTTTGACTTTGCATTATTGGCTAAAACGCTTAATGCATGGGCGCAAGGGGCATTTGATGCGGTCACTACGGCATTAAGTAAAATTTCTTGGAAGGATGTTTGGAAAGGTGTCAAGGAGTTTTTAAGCAACCTAGACGTAAAGACGGTTGCGATTATCATCGGTGCGCTGACAATCAAAAAAATTCTTGGATTGCATCTTGCAAAAACCGCACTTGGAATCATAGGGACTTCCATTTCAAAAGCAATTGCTGGTTCACTTGCATCAAGGCTTGGCGTTGAAATTGCGGCAAATGAGGGAATCTCGGCAGTATTGTCTACCGCTTTGTCAAAAAAAATAGGTGGGGCGTTTGCTACACTTGGAACAACTGTTTCAGCTGGTGTCAAAGCTTTATTCGGTAGCGGTGCGGCAGAGAGCGCACTTTCTTTTATCAGTCCGGTAGCAAAAGCTATAACCGGGATTGGCTCTGTTGCAATTGGCGCGTTTACTGCAATATCAAACTTTGTGACCATGCTAAAGAACGGATTCAGTTGGCTTAATGAAGCACTTATGCTTGTCGGAGTTACGATTACGGCAGTCGGGGCGGTTATTTTAGGGGTAGCGGCAGCACCGGCAGCGATTACCGCAGGAATAGTAGCCGCTGTTGCAACGGCAACTGTAGTAGTCAAGGATCATTGGAAAGAAATAAAAGAAATTTTCTCAAAAGCAGGAGATTGGTTTAATACTAATGTGATTAAGCCAATAAGCGGATTTTTTAAGGGATTATGGGAATCCGTTTCCGGTTTTTTCTCTTCTTTATGGAAAGATATATCCGGTGTATGGAAAACAGTTTCTGGATGGTTCAATACTAATGTTATAACTCCTATTGTTTCATTTTTCCAAGGATTTTCGAAAAGAGTCGGTCAAATCTTTCAAGGATTGTGGATTATTGTCAAGGCTGTATGGATTGTTGTTTCTGATTGGTTTAAATCAAAGGTAATAGAGCCAATAAAGAAGAATTTTGAATTATTGAAATCGGCAGTATCAACCGCATTTAAGGTTCTATGGACAACTGTGAAATCGGTATGGGCTGTGGTTTCCGGTTGGTTTAAGGAGCATGTTACAACACCTATTAAGAATGCTTTTAGTTCAGCAAAAAAATCTATTCAGAAAGCATTTAGCGCGGCAAAAACAGCGGTAACCGGGGCGTGGAACAGTGTTTCTAGTTGGTTTAAAGAACATGTAACCACCCCGATAAAAAATGCTTTCTCGAAGATGAAAGAAAGTGTAGCTAAAATATTCAGCAAATTATGGAATAGCGTGAAAAGTGGCGTTGCCGGGGCAATGAACACCGTAATTTCAAGAATTGAAACAGCAATAAATTCATTGATCGGTGGAGTGAATACCGTTTTGAGAGGGTTCAACAGTGTTGTTTCTGCGGCGGCTAAAGTAGCAAAGGTAAAGTGGAGCGGAGTCGATCTTGTGCCGAAAGTGAGCCTACCTAAAGTAAAGGCTTATGCAACGGGCGGTTTTATGGATAAATATAGCATAGCAACAGTTGGAGAAAATGGACTTCCGGAAATTATGGGAACAGTCGGAGGTAAGCCAGCGGTCGCAGGAAGCCAAGAAATTACTGGAATCAAAGATGCTATCAATTCAACATCTGCGCAAGAGGTTTCCTTATTACGACAGCAAAATCAGTTATTACAAGCTATTTTACAGAAAAATTTCGGAATTACTACAAACGACATAGGAAAAGCCGCAAGGGATTATGGGAGAGAACATTACAATCGAACCGGAGACAATGTCTATGTTTTTTAGTGACTTCTATAATCGAACGTGATATAATTCTAAATAAATCATATCACAAGAAAGGAGTCATTATGAGAAACACAAAAAAAATATTAGTAGCGATGGGGTTGGCATTTGCCGTTTTGACTTCGGCTATGCCAATCCAAAATGCAGATGGGAAACAGATTGTTGCACAGGCGGCAACTATCAAATTAAACAAGAAAGCCATTTCGCTTGATGTTGGGAAAACACAGAAATTGAAAGTTACCGGAACAAAAGCAAGAGTTAAATGGAGTTCAACCGAACCAAGCATTGCAAAGGTAGATAAAAGCGGCATTGTTACGGCAGTATCATCCGGAACGGCAACGGTCAAGGCTAAAGCCGGAAAGAAAGTGATGTCTTGCAAAGTAACCGTGAAAGAGAAAATCAACAGACTTGCATACGAAGATTCGAGCATTAGAGTTTACTTTACAGGGCTAAAGAAGGGAACATATCCGGACGAACTTATAGCTTGCTTGACAATCGAAAATATTACAGACAATAATATTACGGTTAATTCTGACGCATCATCAGTAAATGATGTTATGGCGGAAGGAACGTTATATCAAGATTTATCTCCACATAAAAAAGCCTATGTAACGTGGTGGACAATGGATGATAACATTGTGAGCTTGCCAATAAAGAATATTGACAACATACAACTATCCCTAGTTGTCTGGAATGAGGACTCGGAAGATTCCGACTACTACGTGACAGATTCTTTTGGGTTACTGAAATGAGTTAAAGGATTTTTGGGAGGAATTTGATCATGAAACAAAGTGGATGGGGAATTGCATCTTTAGTGTGCGGAATAGCAGGCATTTTGTTAGCGTGTGTTGCGATAGGTGTAGTTCCTGCAATAATCGGTCTTGTATGCGCAATTATTGCACTTACGAAAAATGGAAAGGGCATGGAACTGCAATTGCGGGTCTGGCTTGTTCAATAGTTGCGATAATTATTTTTATTTTTGCGGCACTCGTATTTGACGAAAGTGATTCAGACCAACCTAAAAAAGTTGAAAACAATCGAGATGCGGAAGTATTGGACGATGAAACGGAAGAATCGACCGATTCATACGATGACTACTTCACATTAGGCGATTCGGTTGAGACTAATGACTTGATAATAACATTTTCATCTGCAAAATTAACATTGGACGATGTTGCGTATCAAAGTCCTGATGATGGAAATGCGTTTATGAAACTAGATTTTGAGTTTGAAAATATATCAGATGAAGATCAAGACATTTCTGGATATGATTTTTCGGCATACGCAGACGATTATGCTGTTGATTACATAGACAGCACATTTGACACAACGCTTAGTCCGGGTAAAAAAACTAAAGGTTCAATATATTTTGAAGTGCCTATGGACACGAATGTTTTTGACACAGAATACAGTACAAGCTATTATGGAAATTCAAAAGTAAAATTTTCAATAGTGGCAGAAGAATAAAAGTATAAGCCGTGGAAACACGGCTTATTTTAATTCCAAAATCGGATTGACACAAAATCGAAAATAGTCTATCCTTATTACTAAGGAAACAACCTTATCCGTGAAGATGCGGATTACTTACTTGAACGCCATACTGTACGAAAGAGGAAACCAATGTGATTTCACAAACGGTTTCCTTTTTTTATTCAGATAAAAATGTATGGAGGTAGACACGAATGAAAAAATCACAACTTATGCTTAAGATTCAAAACGGCATTGAGGTATTTGAGAATCCAATATTCGGACAGATCAGAATGGTCATGGTCGATGATGAACCGATGTTTTGCCTTGTTGATGTTTGCAGGGCATTGGAAATTAAAAATGCTACAGACGTAGCAAAAAGGCTAGATGAAGATGAACTGACTAGATTAAATCTAGGCGGTCGTGCAGGAGAATCAAATTTCATCACAGAGAGCGGCTTATATGCGGTTATCGTTCGGAGCGATAAACCGAACGCAAAGAAGTTTCGCAAGTGGGTTACATCAGATGTTCTCCCTGCAATCCGTAAAACAGGTGGGTATGTCAATAATGATGAATTATTTATTTCCACTTACCTGCCATATGCAGATGAAAACACTAAGCTGATATTTTCCCAGACATTAAAAACTGTTAGAGAGCAGAACGAAACCATTAAAAGGCAGAAGAAAGAAATCATCCATAAGGAAGATGTTATTATCGGACTCGTTGATGATATTGACTTGGCAACCAAGAGACAGCGGATAACGCAGATTGTCCGTTTCGGTGCCGATGGAAAGTATCAAGAACGCTATTCGTTGCTTTATGGAGAATTTGAAAGGAAATATCACTGCAACCTTAAATCAAGGATGGAAGGGTGCACACTCAAGCCGAAAGTAAGAAACAAGATGGATTATATCGACAGGGAAATGGGAATGATTCCGCAGTTGTACGAAATCGCTTGCAAACTTTTTGAAAACGATGTAGAAAAGCTGAAATCTGAATGGGAATCAGTAGTAGCTTAAAATTTAATCAAATGGATAGCATCTACCAAGCGGTAGGTTCTATTTTTATACCCATTTTTAGGAGGTAAACGATGGGATATGGCGGATATTTAGTAAAGTTTGGGAATTATACCATACCGAACAATTTAATAAAGCAGGACACGTTTAGTTCCTATGTAAATATGCAGGACAAAGACCCTTGGACGGATGAAAACGGATATGAGCATCGTGATGCCGTGGAACTGAAAGCCTTAAAGGTTGAGTTTGAAACCAAAGCCATGCTGACCGAAAAGCAGTTTGATGATTTTTGGAAGAATATTGAAAAGAACTATACCAAGGCAAAGGAGCGCGGCGGCTATATCACGGCATACGTGCCGGAGAAACGCGGATATGTGACACAGTACGGATATATCGCTGATATTCAGCCAACGTTCTATTCTGTGGCACATGGGAAGATTAAGTATGACGCAATCAAATTTTCATTTATAGGTGGCGTATATGATAAATAGCAGTTTGAAAGAAAAGTATTGGGATTCCTCGACAGATAAACAGATGGTCATATCTGTTGTTGGAACGAACCAGAAGATAGACAATTCGATGCTTGAAATCGGTACGTTTGCGCTCGAAGAAAGTCTTTGTTCGGAATCTGAACTAAAGTTTGGAGCGTGCGAAGCAAATTGCGTAAAATTCACAGCACGGAACACCGCAGGAAACATTATTGGAAAGACAATCTCTATCGAAGAAACGATTGACGGAGATAGCAAAAATCCGATGCCATACGGAGTTTTTAAGGTTGCATCCGATGTTCCTACGGCTGACCGTACAAAACGGCAGCTTACGGCATATGACGCGATGTACGACATTATCAATACGGATGTAAAGTCTTGGTATGCAGGACTTAGCTTTCCAATGACACTTAAGCAGTTCCGTAATAGCTTTTTTGCGTATCTTGGAATTGCGCAAGTAGAAACAAGCCTTGCCAATGATTCTATGACGGTCAATAAGACGATTGTAGCCACACAGACGGACGATTCAAGCGCGGTCACAGAAGAGTCTGCTATCAGTGGAAAAACCGTTGTAACGGCAATCTGTGAGATTAACGGATGCTTTGGAAATATCAACCGACAGGGCAAGTTTGAATATGTCTTTCTAAAAGCAATCACAAGCGCACTTTATCCGGCAGAAGATTTGTTTCCGGCAGACAATTTATTTCCGTCTGATGCGAATACAGAGTCCATGACCGGACATTACATCACGTTTGATTACGAGGACTTCCAAAGCAAGGAAATCACACAGCTAGAAATCAAGACAAGCGAAGATAACGCTGGTGCTATTGTTGGAACTGCCGGAAACAACTATTCGATTACAGGAAACTTTCTTGTATCAGACAAGACCGGAGCAGAGCTGGAACAGATTGCAAATAACCTATTGCCGATTATGGCACAGGCGGCATACACACCGATTAAAAGTTGTACTACAGTCGGAAATCCGTGTCTGACACTTGGCGAACCCATCCGGTTCAATACCACAAGAGAGATTGTTGAAACGTATCTGTTGCAGCGTACCCTAACCGGAGTGCAGAGCAAGAGAGATTCAATCTCGGCACAGGGAACGCAGACGCACTCTGCAAAGGTCAATTCTATCAGAGACACGATTGAAAGCGTGGAAAGACGTACCGGAAAGCTAGAGAGGAACGCAGACCATCTTCAATCCACGTATGAGGATTTAGAGGAACAGACAAATACCAAGTTTGAGCAGACCGCAAAAAGCATTTCTGCAGAAGTCAACCGCGCACAAAAAGCAGAGGGACAATTAGACGCATCATTGGAATTGAAACTTGGAAGAGATGAAAACGACCAAGTCGTTTCGATGATTAATGCAAGTGCCGACCAGATTACGCTTAGCGGAAACAGACTCATAGTCAACAGCAATAACTTCCAGCTTGATGGCGATGGCCGAGTGTCAATTATTGATTCTCTGAATTTTATTACAACGTCTCTTGGCGATAACATTGTAATTATTGGACTCGATGCAAGAGGAAGGCCAATGCTGCAAAACATACTCATTGACCTAGACACTGTAACGGATTCAAACTCGGAATCCTTGGCGACCGAAAGTTATGTTGACAATTCGCTGATTGGCTACGCAACCAAAAGCGAATTGCCAAGTGGGTATTTTACAGATGTAGACTATACACTTAATGATAGCTCTACAACCAAGTATTCGCCAAGACACTTTAATAAAATGTCTGATTTTGGTTCAAGGGAAAGCACCTTGGATATCGAGGGTCTTTTGATTTCTATTCCGAGTTCCGATAAAAGGCTGAAAAATAATATACAATCATTAAGGGATATTAAAAGCGTTTATATGGCAATGCGCCCGGTTGAGTATACATGGAAATCCGGATATATCACGCAGCACACAGGCTTACAGTTTGGTTTAATTGCGCAGGATTTAGAGAAGATTTTACAGGATGCCGGATTGTCCGATAGCGGGCTTGTACTAAAAGAAGATGCCGAAGAGGATGAAAAAGCAATTCACGGAGATTCAAAGACATGGAAAATTGACAAGGAAAATCTTCATGCAATGCACATTCAGATGATTCAAAAGCAACAAAAGGAAATCGAAGAGTTAGAGCGAGAGAACAAAAAATTGAGCGAACAGATGAAAGACTTTGAGCAACGATTATCCGCATTAGAAAGGAAGTGATTAGATGGCATATCAGAAAATCTATAGCCGCGAATATTGGGAGAACCTTCCAAGCGAAAAGACCGCAATTAATCGAAATAGGCTGAACAACATAGAGGGCGGCATTGATGCAATCGACGATCGTGTGTGCGCACTCGACACCACGAAAGTTGACTTGACCAAAGCTAACGAACTTGTAAAGGAAATCCTTTGGGATGAATCCAACGGAACGCTGACGGTCGTTAAGATGAATGGTTCCAAGGCGGTCATTGATACCAAGTTGGAAAAGTTGGCGGTCAACTTCAAGTACAATCCGCAGACACAACAACTGATTATCACGTTGGACGATGGCACGGTGCAGAACGTGGATTTATCATCCTTGATTACAGAGTATGAGTTCTTGGACTCTGATACGATCACATTTGCAATCGGAAGTGACGGTAAGGTGTCCGCAATCGTGAAAGAGGGAAGTATCCAAGAAAAGCATCTGCGCCCGGATTATCTTGCAGATATTAAAGTGGAATCTGCAAAGGCTGTAAATTCTGCAACTAATGCAAAAGCATCCGAAACCAAGGCGGCAAAATCTGCCACAGATGCCAAGGACAGCGCAGACAGGGTGCAGGGAATCGAAAGCGAGATTAACAAGAAACTCACAATGACAGAATTTGATGTGAATGAGGATGGGGAGTTGATTTACACGGACAATGCGGCATATAACTTTGTCGTTGATAATGACGGAAATTTGAATTGGGAGGTGGCTTAGAATGGCTATAGCAGGAAGAGTGGCAATTGTGCCAAAGGGCGATTGGAGCGCAGATGCTACATATAAGAGATTGGATGCAGTGACTTATAACAATACGCTTTATTTCGCGAAAAAAGAAGTTCCGGTAGGAACGGCGACAAGCAATACAGAATATTGGTCGAAGTCGATTGTGGGTGGTGTCGGTGCAATCGCAACGAAAGAGGATGCCGGGATTGTGAAACCGGCAGACGGACTTTCGATTGCGGAAGATGGAACCCTTAAGGTCAGCATTGATGGAACAACACTCACAATGGATCAGGTCAACAATGTAATTAAATTGGCAGATGCCTTAAAGGACAAAATCGGAAGTGCACTGCAACCTGAAAGCATCGTCAACAACCTTACAACAACAGAGGCTGGCTTTGCTTTAGACGCTAGACAGGCTAATCCCAACGTTGAGGGTACGTTAGCTAAACAGATAAGTGATTTAAACGGCAGTTTAAATCACTTAAATAATTTTAAATTCAGAAAAGTTATTGATAATTGGTCTTCATCGTCGCAAGTATCTGGTGGTTGTGGGATATACAAAATCAACACAATAGAAGATAAATTCTATAATTTGATATCTAAGAACGTAACAACTTTTAAAAATGTTGGCGATTACACACTTATAATATTTTCGTGGAATGGCTTAGAAACTTTAAACTATAGCTCTGGGTTGCTTACAACTCCACGAAGTACTACTTTTTGTTTTGTACAAGTTTGGGATGGGGACTTTATTCTATACGATGTTTAGTTTTATTCCGGAAAGAGTATTATTAAGAAATAACATTCCAATCCTGCCAATTTCCCAAATCTTTGACACGAACGGCTAATTTTCCATTGTATTGTGCAGCTATAGATACACCTATTTGAACCGCATAGCCACCACCTGGCTCAACAAATGGAATTGTTAAAAGTATAGTGTGGAAATTTGGAAACGGATTATTGGTAGAAGTATCATAATTGCTGTTCGGTTGCATACGTGCAATTCCAGGGTCAGCGTTGTTCGCATCTTTTGTTTCTTTAATCGCATAAAATACAGTATTTAAACTGCCGTTTAAGAAAATATATCGAACAAATATTCGAACGCAACTTATTAACCATTTTTTATCATAGAAAGGAAAAAATAATATGGATAAAATTATTTTAAAAGATCAGACAACCTTCGAGATTGCTGAAGGAGCAAGTCTTGGAAACATTCAGATCAAGGCGGAGAATTTCGATGCTGTCAAGACAATCACAGATGCTTTCACAGAGGAAAACATTGCAGAAGTGGCATTTATACACAACGATGAAGCATCTGGAAAATATACCAATCTGAAATCCGATGGGTTTACATATGTTCCGAACATGGGCGAGGATGGCACAGAAGATGGTACATATACCGTTACTATCCGGTTGCGGACAAAGACGGAAATGGAAAAGGCAATTGATGAGCTTAAAGCCGGACATGAAGCAAATGCAGAAGCAATCCAAGAACTGGCAAGCATTGCTGCAGAAAGTGAGGTGTAGGATATGGTTAAATTTTATGTAAGACGTATTCTGGTAGACAAGAAAATGACGATTGATGAAGTGCCGATGCGTTGGCGCGCAAAAGTGCAAGAAGAGATTGAGAAACAGCTTTCCGCTTCTTTGCAATGACGTTTCCTGTCGAAACTTGCGACCGAAAAATGTTGAAATCATGCATATTACAGTGATACTATGGACTTGTCCGAAAGGACGCTTCAAGTTCTGGCATGGGTGGGGTTTGGCATGGCTCCGCCCATAATTGGGGATTGACTATGCCGAACACACGTTCTATAATATTTGTATCGCTACATAGGGCACATGATTGGGGGTTTTGAAGTTGGGAGAAGAGTACTACAAAAATGAAATCATCAAACTCATTGAAAAATGCGACAATTTGCATTGGTTAAAAACCATATATGCATACATAAGTAACTTATTAAAATAGGAAAAGAGCCAAGGGTCTGCGCATTGCCCTTGGCTCTTTTTTACTTTTTGTCTGAAATCATATCTACTAAATTTTCTAAGGCTGTCCAATCGCTTTCGCTTAATTTGCACAGTGCAGAAACAAGTCGATACTTAAAGTTTTCATCACCTAATCTTTGGATTTCTCCAAGCATTGCTGAAATCTGTTCGTCTTTTGATAACTCAACAAACATTTCTCCGTTTCCGGTGCGAAGCCAATCTTCATTGACATTAAACTCTTGACAAATCAATTTAACAGTTTGTTCTGATGGAGAATTTTCTCCGCTTTCCATTTTGCATACAGCAGATCGTGAGACTAAAATTTTTTCTGCAAATTCGGTTTGACTTAATTTTGTCGATAACCGAACTTGCTTTATTCTCTCATTCATCCTTTACCCTCCTTTCACAATTATATTAACATTAAATGTTCATTAAGTCAACAAAAACTATTGACAATGTATATTTAATGTGCTATTGTATGTACATCAAATGAACAGGAAAGAGGTGAGAACATGAAGAAAATGACGTTCAGACAAAAGCGAGACTTACTTGATAAGTTTGAGCCGTTCATTATTGGCGGAGTCCAATTCATAAGTGCATTGGCTGGAGCTGCTGTCGGAATAGCTATCTGCTACTTTTTCTAAATGATATGTGGCGGTTGCCGTGATTATGGCAACGACAAATGGGATAAGGATATTTCTCAAAAATGAAAGGAAAAAGTATTCTTTATAAAATCTTCCTTTTGGAGAAACTATAAAGCTATAATTTGATCTATCCGCAGATGTACTTACTTTTGTTACATATCCTTTATCCTGCAAATCCAAAAACGCTTGATATACATCTTCTTCATCGAATTTACCTATTTCGGAAAGTTCGATTGAAAAATTTGTTTTAGATATTTTCTTTAATATTATTCTTTCAATTTTTAGAAGCATGTTAATTCCTCCGTTTTTGAAAATATTATATCACAGAAAGGAAGCGAAAATATGGATAATTTAGTACGCATTGGAAATGCGGATATTTCCATCAAAGAGTACAAAGGCAAAAGAGTGGTCACATTTAAGGACATTGACATGGTACATGAAAGACCAGACGGAACAGCAAGACACAGATTCGCTGAAAACAAGAAACATTTTGTTGAGGGAGAAGATTATTTCGTTTTGAAACCGTCAGACCTTGAAAATACTGAATTGGACGGATTTCGTCCAGTAGGAATTGATACCGTGAGTCCAAGAGGAACAGCACTCATTACCGAACAGGGCTATTTGATGTTGGTCAAGTCATTTACGGATGATTTGGCATGGGAAGTGCAAAGAAAATTAGTTTCTTCCTATTTTAATGTACATCAAAGTGTCAACGATCAGTTATCTCCGGAATTGCAAGCATTGCAAGGACTTCTTAATCAAATGGTTCAAAAAGAACTTGCTGACAAGGAGAGAGACAGACAGATTGCCAAAGCACAGGACACAGCACAGAAAGCCATTGAGACAACTGAACATATCAAAGAAGCGGTGAAACCGGTATTTGATAATTGGAGAAATGAAATCAATGCAAAATTTAATCGGATTCAGAGAAATGCAGATTGTCAATTCAATGTATTGAGGACTGAAATGTATTCAGAGCTGGAACACCGTGCCGGATGCGACTTGAGTAGAAGAATCAGAAACAGACGCGAGCGCATGGCAGAAAGCGGATGCACGAAAACAGAAATCAGTGCATTGAACAAAATGGACATTATTGAGGATGATAAGAAATTGCGTGAAATCTTTTCGAAAATCGTAGCAGAGTACGAAATCAGATATTGCGCATGAAAGGAAGTGGTTGTATGAGCGAAAAAGAAAAGCGCGTTGTTGAAAAACTTCGTGATGCCATTCCGAATATGACAGATTTTCAGAAAGGATATGTTCTTGGAATGGTAGAGAGTTCTGCTTCAAAACATAGTGAGCAGGGCGAGGAAAACGAAACACATAATGGAAAGGAGAATTAAAATGAGCAATTTTGAATTTCAGAAAGTTAATTCAAGGGTAATTCGTAGCGGTGACAACTATTTGGCAAAGGTAGACTCTGCGGAAAGTTTTTCAAGCATTTTCGTTGACGAGGAAACAACATATGGAGTTTCTGTAAGAGATGCGCAGATACAGACAGGAGATTCGACTTACACACCCGCAATGGCTTTTACATATTCCATGGAAGATGGTTCTGTGCGCTTTATAGATGTTGTTGTATGTCCGTTACTCGGAACGTTTGTTTCTGACTTGTACTAAATTATAAAGTGGCAGAAAGGGGCATGAATGAAAAAAGTAATCCAATTCATCATAGGTGCGGTTGCAATGGAATATTCCTTAGTTGCCGCGTGTTATATGGATAGCGAGGGCACGGCCGGGAATATGGCGGCTATTAAATTTGTAGCCGGTGCAGTAATTGCGGCAATCATGTATTACTGGTCAGAGGTAGACCGGAAGAGAGCCGAACTTGACAAGCGAATTAAGAGAAAACGCAGAATGAGAGAGGATGCATGGTAGGCGTTGTGTATATAAGTGGCACGAGATGTTCCACGGAAGAAAAGCGTATGCTTGCTGAACTTTTGGCAGGGAAACGAAATAAACAAAATGATAAAGATAATTTTGAAAAGGTTCTTGACAGAGAAATGGGAAGGAGAAGCAATGGAGAACAAAATAACACTGATCGGTGATGTTGTATCAGCACCAAGGGAAAGCCATAAATCAAGCGGTAAGATTTTTTATAAATTTTTCATCGGAGTTGAAAGAAGAAGCGGTGTCGCAGATGTAATTCCGGTACTGTTTGATGAAGAGATCAGCGATACAGGAATTAGCGGAAGGGTATACGTCAGTGGGAAGATAATTACCCGGCACGTAAAAACCGGATCCGGAAAAGCCATTCTTACATATGTTATGGCCGATACAATCAAACCCAAAGATGATGTACCTTTGAACGAAGTAAGCCTTGATGGAATTATCGAGGAAAAGCAACTTAGAGAAACACCACTGGGTCGGAAAATTTGTGATGTGAAACTCAAAACTTTAAGAGAGAACGGAAAAGAGGATTTGATTACCTGTATTGCATGGGGAAAGTGCGCAGAGTATACGGACTCACTTGCTTTAGGCGATAAGGTAAGCACATACGGAAGATTGCAGAGCAGGAGATATCAGAAAACGTGTAAAGATGGTCGTGTTGTGGAAAAAGTTACATATGAGTTATCAATAAAAGGAATCGTGGGGGTGTAAAAATGCGAATGATTTTGAAATCGTTACATATAGAGAATTTCAAAGGGGTAAAGGATAAGACATACGAATTTGGCAAGACAACAAGGGTTTCCGGCATGAACCGGAGAGGAAAGACCACAATCGGTTCAGCATGGTACTGGCTGACGTCTGATAAGAACTATGAACTTGTCAGCAATCCAAATATCAGACCGGACAATATAGAAGATTGCATTCCAACCGTTACTGCAGATGTTGATGTAAGTGGAAAAGAAATCACTCTTTCAAAGATGCAGAAGCGAAAAGTTGGAAAGCCGGATAAAAATGGAGTTTCGAAAATTACAATCACAAATACATATGAGATCAATTCTGTGCCTAAGACAGAACGTGATTTTAAGGCATATCTGGAAGAATTAGGGTTTGAGTTTGATAAATTCCTCATTTGTTCGCACCCGAATGTGTTCACTAAGGATTTGTCTTTAAAGAAAAAACAGGATGAAATGAGAAAATCCTTATTCGCTATGGCAAGTGCAAAAACAGATTTAGAGATTGCGCAAATGAATAAAGAAACTGCGGATGTTGCCAAATTGCTTGAATCCTACAAATTTGAAGAGATTGAAGCCATGAACAATGCTTCCAAGAAAAAAGCGGTTGATCAGTTAGACGCTATTCCAAATCAGATCATCGGGCTGGAGAAAGCAAAGGTTGATGTAGATGTGGCAGAGCAGGAGTTGTTAAAAGCCGATTTAGAGAGAAAGATTGAAGCCCTTGAAGATTTAATGGCGAAATCTGATGTGCGGATTGATGAAATGCGCAGCGAAGAAATGCATTGTCAGTTTGAAATGTCAGCTATCGCGCAGACCATGAATAACGAACTTTCAAGTAAGAAACGTGAGATCGAAAATCATAAATACGACCACGAACGGAAGTTGCAGGATGTTCGTTCATCAATCAAAAAAGCGCAGGATTCCATTGAAAGCAATAAGAAATCAATTTCTGAACAGACTCTTAAGAAAGCTGAACTTGCGAAAAGGTACAAAGAGGAAAAGGAAAAGAAGTTTGACGATTCCAAGTGGGTATTTGACGAATCCACAACGGTTTGCTCGTTATGCGGACAAAGATTGCCGGAAGATAAAATAGAGTCTTTAAGAGCCGATTTTTCGCAGAGAAAGGCGGATGCAATCGAAATATTTAATGAAGAACACGCGAAAACACTTGCTATGATTGTTGATGATGGAAATGCGTGTGCTGAAATGATTAAGAAACTGACCGAGAATAACAAGGAATTGGAAAACACAATTAACACCTTGAAACTTAATGAAGCGGAAGAAATTGATATTATCAAAGGATTTGATGAACAGATTTCTAAGATTCCGGATTCCGCTGATTATATGCAGAACGCGGAATATGCCAAGTTAAAGGCTGGACAGGATAAATTGCTTGCTGATATTGCAGAGTTAGAATCCAAGGGCAAAGATAAGGTGGCTGATTACGCAAAAGCAGATAAAGCAAAATTGAAGAGTCAGCTTGACGAAGTGAATAAGATTATCGCACAGTCTGAAAACAATGTTCGCATTGATGAACAGATTGCAGATATGCAACATAAACAGAGCGAGTATGGACAAGCAAAGGCAGATGCCGAGAGGATTCTTTATCAGCTCAAAGAAGTTTCAAAACGAAAGAATAAGTTACTTGTTGAGGAAATCAATCAGCATTTCGGTATTGTACGTTGGAAGTTGTTCGATTTCCAGAAGAACGGAGAATATAAGGAAGTTTGTATTCCTACGGTACTTGATGAAGAAACCGGCATTTATAAGGTATTCGGAGATACGACAAACACCGGCAGGGAAATTGAAGCGAAGATTGATATTTGCAACAGTTTTCAGAAGTTCTTTAATATGTATGTTCCGATTTTCCTTGATGGTGCTGAGAGCATCAATGACGAATATGTGCCGGTCGTTGATACCCAGCTAATTCTTCTGACGGTTTCCGAGGATAAGCAGTTGAAAGTGGAGGGTGTGTAGGATGAGTCACATTGAAATTTTTAAGTTTGATGAAAATGGAGATTCTGAAAGTTATGGAGAGGTAAGTAACGCATGGCTTGGTTCAATGCGAGTGTGGAACATTTTAGGGGAAAAGTATTGTGGTCATGGGGCATCATTATTTGACATGGGGCAGATGGAAGCAATTTGGAATCTTGTGGATGATAAATCTGTCACGTATGATGAAAAAATCGTCCTGTTTACCACATTCGATAAATACCTTGTTAAGAAAGAAGATATTCCCAAAGTTATTGATGCTTTCCGCAAGTTTGAGGGAAATACAAATCTTAATGAGCAGGCAGATGTGCTTGAAAGTTTGTATGAAGAACCGAATTGTATTGCGGTTGGATTCCATCAGAACAGTATAAGTTGCGAGCAGTGGTTTGACTATAACTGCATTCAAGACAAAGAACACTTTTGGCTATTTGATGAACTGAAAGAAAGCGAGGGTGCCGAATGTCAAGAGTTGGAATAAGCAACAACATCATACAGCCGGATGCACGGTGTATGTCGTGCAAGCGTTGGAAGAGTGCAAGTAAAGGGTTCTGGGGAAGAGCCGGATATTGTTCTCTTCCGTATTGCGAGAAAGATATGAGAAATAAAGGAAAGAGAGGTCGTGTACATGGATGATATTGAAAAATTGAAGGCTGAAAACTCAGATTTGCGAACAAAGGTAAATGACCTTGAGCGTAATGAATATATCCTTATAGAAAAACTTAGAAAAGCCTCAGAAACAAACGAAAGACTTTTGCGTATTCTTGAAAATTTGTCAAATGGATATGTGAAAAAGGAGAGATAATTATGCAGTATATCAAAGCGAAATTCCCAAACAGTACCAGAAGCTACGTGTATCGCACCGAGGATTCTGTTAAAGCCGGTGACATGGTTGTAAATGCCAATGGTGCAAAGCTGACCGTTACGGATGAAACCGTGGATATGAAGTGGGTGGATACCTACGGTGCTGATAAGGTGGCAGTTGTAAGGAAGTATGAGAATCCACAGAAGGTAGATGTAAATTCTTTGGATGAAGAAACAATATGCAATTATTGCATATATAAATCTGATTGTCCTAAGGATGTTAGATGCTATGGCGGAGAACCCGTCTTTCCTTATTGTGCAGAGCATGAGCCGGAAGATTGGTTTGACGAAGAAACGTATTTGGAAGATTTAGAAGAAAGCGAGGAAAAATAGTTATGGCAGAGAACAACAGTTTAGAGGTACAGAAAGTCAACACTGCGGTCAGCCAGTGGACTAATTCAATCACGAATCTTGTTACAAAAGATTTCGAGTTATGCGGTGTGCCGTATGATGATTATTCAAAGCAGTGCGCCATGTCAGCTATGACAAGCATTTATCAGCTTGTTAAGGATAGCGATAAAATCAAGAATTTAAACGGACTTGATACATCGAATCTGCGAGAGGTTGTCGGTCAGTGCGCAAGCCTTAAACTCAATGCTAATGCAGTGCCGAGAGAGTGCTATTTTCAGCTTAGAACAAAGAGAGTCGGAGACGACTATGTGCAGGTCGTAGAAATGGGAATTGAGGGAGACGGAAACGATGCGTTACTTCGTAATTACGGAGAAAATGTAGATACCGTATATCCTTGTTGGCTTGTTAAAGACGGCGACGAGTTTTCCTATCCAAAGCATAAGGGTATCGAAATGACACCACCAGAATGGGAAGAAATGGGACGGTCGCAGAAAGTTGTCCGTGTTGTTTATCCTCTGAAATTAAAGGACGGCACATTTCAGTATCTGATCGCAGAGAGAGACGGTGTAAAAGTTAATCTGTTTGCTCATGTGCGCAACAATCTGATGAATGAGACTTTCGGAATTTGTCAGAATCGTTACAAGGCATCAGCCGAGCAGTTGAGCAAAATCAAGGCTAAGAAAGAGGAGATTTTCGATGCTTTGAGAAAATGCGCAACCGTTGATGAAATGTTGGAATGTGAAGTTGCAAAGCCTTATATCAGCGCGGCATGGCTCGACACGCCGGAATCAATGATTGTTCGTAAAATGCGCAACAATGCAATCAAGAAGTATCGCAAGGACTTCAATAGCATGGCAAAGCAGTCATTCAATCAGCTTGATGAAACCTATGTGCAGGCACAGGAAGAAATTTCCGAAAACGCCAATTCAGAGCCGTTTGTCGTAGCTGAATCCGAAGCGACCGACGGTGCAGCAGTTGAGCCGGAGAAAGTCGTTGAGAATGACGAGAACGTACCGGACTTTATGAAAGATTAGGGAGGTTTTCTATGAGAGTTATATCACAGGACGGAACAAAGGATTTCCCGTATGATAGCAGTTCGGTTTCTGTATATGCAGGATGTATAAATGGGCGCGTTTATGTGAGAATGCAGTTATGTGGATATGATGATTCAGTAGATGTTGCAGATTATTCCACCGAAGAAAAAGCAAAGAAAGCTATGAAAATGCTTAGAGTTGCATATGCAGGCAAATTTATCACAAATGCGGATATTCCAGATGATTTCAATGAAACGCTAAAGGCTGCTATGAAAGGCGGCTTTGGAACTGTGGTAGTTAAGGATACTTGCGAACGTGTGGAATTTAACAATCTGAATGGATATTTTCAATTTCCGGCAGAGGAAGAATTGGAGTAGGGTATGAAAAAAGTATTATTCGGACTAATAGCATATATTCCTTGGCTTGTTTGGATGATTGGATTTCATATTTACAAGAAAATTCGGCGAGGGGAAGTTTGGGAAAGTGATGTATTCATCCCAGTTATGTGGATTCTTATAATATTCGGTCAGTTTTTATACCCGATTCTTCAGTATTTGTATTAAGAAAGTGAGGTGGTATATTGGTTGAAGAATGGAAATGGGTAAAGGGTTTTGAGGGTGTGTATCAAGTATCAAACCTTGGAAGATTGAAGAGTTTCAAAAAATATTCTGACGGTTATATTCTTTCTGAAAAGAACGAAAAGGGAGGATACCTGAGTGTTATCCTTTATGATTCAATTCAGAAAAAGCGACGTTGTACTAGAATTCATGTGTTGGTGGCAGAGTCTTTTATCGGAGAAATTCCTAAAGGTTACCATGTTCATCACATTGACGACAACAAGCAGAATAATGTTGTTACCAACCTTGAAATTATACATCCAAAGAAACACCGAATAGAAACGCATAGACAACATCCACAAATAAGTACAGGAATGATGAATTACAATAAGTTTGAAAGACCTAAACATATTTTACAGTATGATTCAGATGGACATTTTATCGCTGAATATGCAAATGGACAAATTGCAAGCGAACTTACAGGAATTTGTCAAAGAAATATCTTGCAGGTGGCAAACGGAGAAGAATACAAACCGGGGAAGATAAGAAAACAAGCCGGTGGTTATATTTGGAAACTAAAGGAAAGTGAGGTGGTTTAAATGCTTATGCGATGTTGCGGTTCATCATCAGCAGGCAACAGTTACGCTTTAATCAGCAGCAGTGGTGAGATTCTTGCCATTGAAGCAGGTGTGAAATTTATGGACTTTAAGAAAATGATTGATTGGCGTATTTCTGATGTCGCAGGATGCATCGTCTCACATGAGCATGGTTAGGAGACCATGCGCGATACATAAAAGATTTCATGAAATCCGGCATTCCGGTTTACACGGCTTTTGAAACGCAGACCGCACTTGAAACCATAACCGGAGAACGTACAGCACCTATTCCACCGCGCAGACCACGGCAAATCGGCAGTTTTACGGTTACCCCATTCAATGTACCGCATGATACAGAAATTGAGTGCTACGGCTATTTAATCGAGCATGAGGAAATGGGGCAGTTGTTGTTCTTAACGGACTTAGAATACTGCAAGTACAATTTTTCAAAGCTGAATATTGAGCATATCATGGTTGAAGCCAATTACAGCATGGACTTGGTAGACCGGAATACGCCAAATTATGAACACCGCCTACGAGGTCATATGAGCCTTGATACAACACTTAAATTTATTCAGACAAACGACAACCCAGCTTTACGAAATGTCGTTTTAATACACTTATCGGACACAAGCGGAGATCCCGCGTTATTCCTACAACGAACGAAAGAAATAATTGAATATGGATCAAATGTTTATGTTGCAGAAAAAGGACTAGAGGTTGATATGAACCTTTGTCCGTTCTGATTGGTTGAAACACCTTGGCGAAAGCCTAAAAGAAACTATCTTGTTTGGCGAATAATAGTTATCACAAGCTTATTGAAAGCCATGTTTTGGCGGTGCGTTTACCGCACCGCCCTTACAAAAGATTGGAGGTAAAAATTGAAATTATGTGAATACTGTATGGTTGAATTTGAGCCGAAGCGACCAGATCAGAAATACTGTAGACCCGACTGTGCAAGAAGATCTGCGCAGTTTAGAAATTTTAAAAAGGCTGGAAGAATTGTGTATAAAAGAATATGCCCGAAATGCGGAAGGCTGTTTATGACGATAGATGAAAATAAGTTTGATTGCCAAGACTGCATTAGCATTGACGTTAAAGAACGCTTGAGAAAGCCAAAGAAAAAGGATGATGCAATCAAGGCTGTGAATCATATGGCACGCGCTTCCGGAATGAGTTACGGAAATTTTGTGGCTCAAATGAGCATGAAGCCATTGGAGAGGAAGTGATTGAGTTGGATTATAAGAAATTTAGACAGGCGAAAGCCATCGAAGCTAAAAACAAGCAGAAATGGCTTGCATTGAATCCAAGGCTTGATGAATCAAGCGGAATCTATATTTTGACAAGGCAGGACGAAAATGGGTTTAGATATGCCTACGTGGGGCAGGCAAAGCACATTTTAACCAGATTGTCACAACACCTTTCTGGGTATCAGCACATAGACCTTAGCTTAAAGTCTCATGGACTTTATTCAGAGGATAATCCATATGGATGGAATGTAGCATCAGTACACTGCCCGATAGATAAACTTGATGAGCGTGAGCAGTATTATGTCAAATTTTGTGCAAATAATGGCTATCAGCTTCGGAATAAGACGAGTGGATCACAGGGCGAGGGCAAAGCTAAGATTGATGATTACCGTCCGGCAAAAGGCTATTATGACGGCATTAAGCAAGGCAAAAAGACTCTTGCCAAGGAATTATCGCATATCGCTGAAAAGCACCTTGAAATCCGTTTAAAGCCGGAGAAACAGGGTAACAAAGTTTCTGAAAAACAGTATGAGAAGTTTATGACTTTGATTTCTGAAAATACATATGAGGAGAGTGATTAAATGGCAGAAGTCAAGTGGATTAAGATCACAACAGATGTTTTTGATGATGAAAAGATTCTGCTGATTGAGAGTATGCCGAGTGCGGATAGCATCATTACGATTTGGTTCAAACTTCTTATTCTTGCCGGAAAACAGAATAACAACGGCGTGTTTATGATGAGCAACAAGCTGCCGTTCACGGATGAAATGCTTGCCACCATTTTTCGCAGAGATTTGAACACGGTAAGGCTTGCGCTTAAGACATTTGAAGAGTTTGGAATGATTGAAGTTGTTGACAACGTGATAACGATTCCGAATTGGAATAAGCATCAAACGCTTGACGCTTATGAGAAGAAAAAGGAACGTGACAGGCTATATCAGCAGAATCGTAGAAAGAAGCAGAAGAACCTAATTGAGCAAAAATCGCCCGATAAATCGTCTGACGTCGCTGTTTCAGATAAAGAAGAAGAAAAAGAAGAAGATAAAGAGAAAGAAAATATAAAAGAAAATTCGCTGTCGCCCGATTCCGGAGATTTGTTTGATTTTGACGATGCATGGAAAAAGACTTTTAGCATATACCCCAAGAAAACAGCGTACACTGCCTCTAAAACAGCTTGGATGGATAAAGTGCTAGAAGTTATCGAAGAGAACCAACCGGACATTGCACGGCTGTTATACAAAGCAACAGAAGCATATTTGAGTGACTATCAAGAAAAGAATCCGGACGATACGGATTTTCGGTACATTCCAAAATATGTTGATTGGCTGAAAAATGATTGCGACTATTGGTTGCAGATTGCAGAGAAACGAGGTGATGACAGTTGACAGAAGCGGAGTTCGGAGTGATCGGGTGCGTACTGATTGACAATGATGTGCTAAATAGCATCTGGCGAACACTGAAACCGGAAATGTTTAGTTCGGATTTCGCACAGGACACATACAAGGAAATGCTTGCCATGTATGACCGGAATGAAAGCATTGACCCCATGTCTTTATCAATGGCACTTGAGAACCACAAATACACACAAGAGCAGATTAGCGAATTGATGAAAACTTGTATTACCGGCACAATCACTTCTGCAGTGATTAAAAGCTATACAGATGCGGTTGTGAAAGAATACAAAGCGCGAACAGTTAAAGACATGTTCCAGAGAGCCAGCTTAAAACCATGTGATATTGATGATACGATTTGTGATCTTCTTACAAGGCTTGAACATTTGCAAGAGGGAAAGGAAGTAAAGTTAAAACCAATTAAGCAGATTTCAGTTGAGAATAAAGACAAATATTTCAACGAAAGTGTTGGAGAGGGCGGTATAAAAATCGGGTTATCGCAACTTGATGATGCACTTGGCGATCTTGAACGAGGTGATGTAACAGTAATTGCTGCAAGACCGGCAGTCGGAAAATCCGCACTCACAACGCAGATTATTGGAAATATGGCAAAAAGGGGACTTAAGGTCGCATATTTCAATTTGGAGATGAGCGATAAACAGGTATATGAACGATTTATTTCAAGACTTGCGGAAATCGGCTTAACGAGAATCAGAAGGGCAAAAGCGTTTCTCGGTGATGAACAGGAAAAATTTAACCAAGCAAATGAAGAGATGAGCGATTATCAATTATGGATTGCATCCGGGACTGTATCCCCGAGAGAGATAAAGTCAGAATGCAGACACCAAAACTTTGACGTTATCGTTGTTGACTATCTACAATTGCTTATGCCGGATAACAGATATTCTGGAAGAAATGAAGAAGTAGCATCAATTTCAAGAGGTTTAAAATCGGTTGCAAGAGACTTAAATACACATGTAATAGCACTTTCACAGATAACAAGAGCTTCCGAAAGCAGAGACACAAAAGAACCTACCATGGCAGAGTTGAGGGAATCCGGGGCAATCGAACAGGATGCGTCAAACATAATTATGCTGTGGAATCTGTCAGACAATGACAAGGGAGCCAAGGGTGTAAAAATCGAGAAGAACAGGCAGGGAATGACAATGCGTGAAGCAATGGAGTTTGATGGAGATCACATGAAGTTTGTTGAAATCGAAAAACCGTTTGATGATGTTGTTGCGGAAATAAAAAAGAAAGAACGTGGGGACGGATTTAAGCCATACAATGGCGATTGTCCGTTTTAGGGGTAGTGGCTATGGCAAGTGCAAAGATTGAAAAGGGTTCGGAAGAATGGCAAGTATTTATGGATTATTGGCAATTCATTCAGAAATACTATTCTCCGGACAGCACTGATTCTTGGTGGGATGAAGTTGTAAAAGCCGGAGAATCATTGATAAACAAATACAAAGGCATGGAGATTGAAGAGCGTGCAAGACAGCTTGTATTGAGTCATTTTGCATGGTTGGAAATCACATACAGAAAGGAGAAATCAAAGAAATGAGCAATGCGTTGAGACGGAATAAAAAGCCAACATTTTACACCAAACAGGAGATGCGGACTATCGGGCGAAATGATTTTGAAAAGAGAAATGCTGATAAGGTTATATCAAAATCATACAAAGATTTTGTCGTGATTGGGTACATAATTCTGCATGACAAATTCGGATTCGGACAGACAAGAATCATCCGGTTGCAGGATTTTTTGAAATCTTACTTAGATGAAGCATCGTCCGGTGGAAAGAATGGCAAGGACTTGGCTGTTTACCTGAAAAGTAAATACGGAATCGACATCAAAGAGGAAATCAGAAAAATTCCACAGAGACAGTTAATGAATATGTATGCAAAGAAAGGTTTTTGCATCGAGCGTGAAGCATACAGGCTTTCCAGCGCATCGTTGTTTAACTATTTTGCACTGACACTTACGATTCTGAAAAAGGAGTTTAAGATAACAGCGAAACAGTTGCAGTATTTCTCGGACAAATTCATCGACTATATTGATACGTTAGCTAATTACAAGCAGTTTCAGTTGACTGTTCCGATGATAGCTGAGAGTTTAGCGGAAGAGATTAAGTTTGTGTGTGATTTGGAGGTTTAATATGACGAATAAAGAAAAATACGGAAATAAGATTATAGAACTTGCGGTAAACACAGGAATGTTTGGATTAAAAAATGGAGAGCCTGCAATTTGCGAAGAAACTGAATGTGAAGAGTGTTATTTTTATGAATCAGATTCGTGCAAAGGTAGTACGTATAATTTCTGCGAATGGCTTAATTTAGAGTATGTTGAGCCTCCTGTTGATTGGAGTAAGGTAGCAGTCGATACGCCGATTTTGGTAAGAAATAGCGAAAAAAATTCGTGGGAAAAAAGATATTTTGCAAAATACGAGAACGGAATAGTGTACGCATGGGGATACGGAGCAACATCTTGGAGTGCGCGCGGAAGTGGCGATATAAGCGATTGGAAAATGGCAAAGCTGGCAGAAAGTGAGGGATAGTCATGGAGAGATTAACAGTAAAATGGGCGGATAAAGTCTATGACACATTTGACCCTGTAGACATTGTAGATAATGAGTATTCAAAAGCGAATTACAATAAAATATTAACCAAGCTAGGAGATTACGAGGACTTAGAGGAACAGGGCAGACTTATCAAGTTGCCTTGTAAGGTGGGAGATAAAATTTTCCTTGATTTTGCAGGATTTGGAAAAGATGTAGACAAGTTTACAGTTAAGGATTTCCATTTGGATTGTTTTAAAGATGGAGAAACTACGCTGTTTTGCGATTATGAATCAAACGATAGGACTTTATCTGGTCAAATTGATGTAATGGAATTCGGAAAAACCGTATTCCTCACAAAATCCGAAGCCGAAGCAAAACTGAAAGAATTGAGAGGTGGAGAAAATGAAAGTAGTAATTGACATACCTAACGATTTCAAAGGAGATTATATTGTTGACAAATTTAAAGATTTCTTTTCAAGGGTTATTGCGGATATTGATTGCAAAGGTATGTGTGGCAGATACGAGAAAGAAATTGCTGAAATGTTTTTAAAGGCATTTGATGATAGTGAAGAAAAGAATACTTGCAACTGTCAGCGTAACAGCAATTCAAGAGATAATGAGTCTTGTTGCGGATGTGACAGTAAAGTTTCAGAAAATGATGATACAAAAAACAAAGTTACATCTCTGGAAATTATCGTAAGGATGATAGACAACAATCCATATTACGAAATCAAGTACAAAAAAGTCGGCGAAGATTATTACCATGTAGGTTACAGTTCATTCAATATTGATAATGTATTGAAATGGCGTGATGAGTGTTTTGAACTTGTTGATGCGAAAGCGACCCATGCCGACAGGATAAGGAATATGTCAGATGGAGAGTTAGCAGAGGTGATGCCTTGTCCATACATGAAAGACCCGTACGATGAGTGTGTTCATGGTTGGCATGATTATGATTGCAGTAAATGTAAACTTGATTGGCTTCAATCAGAAGCGGAATAGAGGGGTAAAAATGAATAAAGTTAGATTTGAGTTTCATCTTGCAGTAATAAAATTTTATTTTTCGATAATGAATTTATTATATGAAAGATGTTGCGAACACATTATTAAAGCTGAGAAAATTCTAGAGGAATTAGAAAGGAGAGAGCATGGAAGATAGATATTTATTCAAAGGCAAAGAAAAAGATAGTGGAAAATGGTTGGAGTGGAATGTAATGGAAGGAATCCCACATAATGTAACTATTTTAACTAATACAATCTGCTAATGCACAGGGCTGAAAGACAAGAATGGCAAGCTGATTTGGGAGAATGATGTTGTAAAAATAAATAATAGCAAGGTGAATACGCTTATAACATTTAGGGATTTTGAAATTATATATACAATTCCTAACGAAAAATATTATAAGCACAGACTTGAATATGATACTGAATATGAAGTTATCGGCAACATCTTTGACAATCCGGAGTTATTGGAAAGCGAGGGATAATATGACGGAGAGTGAAGCAATTAAGATATTGAAGAAAGACAGTTGTTATGAATGCGCACAAGGCACAGACAGCCCGCTTAATTGTGAATATGGGGGATGCAGGGTTGCGAAAGCTACTAGAGTAGCAATCAAGGCACTTGAAGAAGTACAACAGTACCGTGTAATCGGCACACTGGAGGAATGCGGGGCGGCGGCGGTTAAGCAGACGGCGAAGAAACCTATATTTAACCATAACCTTAGTGATACTCTTTCTATATTCCATTGTGAATGCGGAAACAAAATTAAAGTCAGTCACGATATAGGGATAATGAATAACAACAATGCGCCAAATTACTGTAGTAAGTGCGGTTGCAAGTTGGATTGGAGTGATGAAGAATGATTTTTCAATCGTACATAAATTTCTTTCTGCTAATACTTATAGCCATTAGGTTAGATATTCTAACAGAATTTGGAGTTAATCTTTTTTGCATTCTGTCAGTTGTAGCAATGATTGGACATGAGATTTTTGATTATTTGAAAAAAGGAGATGGAAAGCGATGAAACTGATTGAAGCAGATGAATTAAAAAAGAGTTATACCAACAATGGTTCATGGATATTCTTCTTACACAGAGGAACAGTGAGGATATGTTCTATGCGTTGGCACAAAAGATTGATGCACAGCCGACTGCTTACGATGTGGACAAGGTTGTGGAGCAGTTGGAAGAAACTAAGGCTTATATGCTATATGAGAATATGAACGCTGATGTTAAGTGGTTTAATAAGGCAATCGAGATTGTGAAAGGCGGTGGAGCAGATGGCAATTAAACCAATACTATTTAACACAGAAATGGTTCGGGCAATTCTGGACGGACGAAAAGAGAGTTGTAAAGCCACTACGGCACGTTATGGAGCACAGTGTATAAAGCCACCATATCAACCAGGGGATATCCTGTATGTCCGGGAAACATGGAAAAAGGCACCGAACGGATACTATTACTACGAAGATTGGCAAAGAAATGACATTGCCGATGTTACAAAGTGGAAACCATCCATCCATATGCCAAAAGAGGCGGCGCGAATCTGGCTTCGCGTTACCGACGTACGAGTGGAGCGGTTGCAGGAAATCACGGTGGATGGATGCCACAGAGAGGGTATAAATATTGAAACAAGTGCTGTGACAGATGGAGAAACTTTAAATAGAAAACATGATTTTAGCTTAGAGAAGTTTGAAACCCTATGGGATTCAACCGTAAAGAAATCCGACATTGACCGCTACGGTTGGGATGCGAATCCTTGGGTATGGGTGATCGAATTTGAGCGGTGTGAGAAACCGGAAGGAGTGTGAGGTATGAGTAAAAGCAGAGCCAGTAAAATGAACGGCTATCGTAGCATGGTAAGCCGTCAGAAAAATGATGTTTTTAAGTTTAAGCCTAAAAAGAAAAAGAAAGGGTGATGGTATGGCTAAAGCAGTATTGGTTATGGATATGCCGGAACAGGTGTGCCAGAAATGCACATTGTGCTATGAGACAGAGAATGATGACGAATACCTGTGCTGCGCGACAGGAAAATTTGTACCAAACGGAAAGAAGCCGGATTGGTGTCCGCTCCGAGAATTGCCAGAGCATAAACGCACGATTGGTACAGAGAGCGAAAGCAACCAGACATTGATGAATGCAGGGTACAATGCCTGCTTGGATGAAATTTTAGAAGAAAGAAAGGAATAACGAATCCTCGGTAAACCGAGGTTGCAACTTAAAGGTTTGTGGATTTATTGAAAGTAGGTGATACAGAGTGAACAATGATAAGAAAGAGGAACAATGCAAATGGTATGTTACTCACACGCCCCATGGTTTCCCAATTTATGCCACAGAGTGCGGGAAAATGAGGATTAATTATGCGACAGGAATTGATATTTACTGTAATGCTTGTGGCAGAAAAATCAAGGTTGTTGATGATACGAAAGTGGGTGATTCAAAGTGAAGATTTTAAGCAAGAAGAAATGTGAAGAAATATTAAAAAGAATTACTGCAAATGAAATTATTCAGACTGAATACGGACTGCACGACATGGAAGCAGAAACAAAAGCGACAGAAAATAGAGCAGAAATAGCTTTTATTGTCGGTGGAATTAAGGGAATGGATAAGGTGCAGAATACATTAAGAAAAAGATATAACAACTAACCGAAAATCAAAGAAAGGAATAGGTTGTGCGCACATAAAACCGAGGTTTCCTTTTGGTAGATTTAGAATGAAAGTACATTGTTTATTTGAACAGTCAGGAACATTCAAGAACGCTTTCAAGAAGTATGGAATTGAAGCCTACGACTATGATATTCAGAATGAATTTAACGAAACCGACTATGTTACTGACCTTTTCGAAGAGATTGATAGGGGGTATCAAGGTGAGCCGAGTTTGTTTGATAAGATAAGTCTTGATGATTTGATATTTGCATTTTTCCCTTGCATAAGGTTTGAAAATCAGATAATGCTGTGGTTCAGAGGGCAGTCGACAAGTCAGAAAAAATGGTCTTTGGAAGAAAAATGCGAATTTGATATGAATTTGCTTAAAGAAGTTTCACTTATGTATGATTTGGTAAACAAATTGTTTATTATTTGCATGAGAAAAGGATTAAAGCTGGTAATGGAGAACCCTTATTCAGAAGAGCATTTTTTAAGGCGGTATTGGTGTTATTCCCAGGCAGTAATTGATAGAGACAGGAGAGATAGCGGAGATTACTTTAAAAAGCCTACGCAATATTGGTTTTTGAATTGCGAGCCACAGAACAATCTTATTTTTGAGCCAATTAGTTATAACGCTGTCGAATGTAAGGACGCTATAAGAACAATGAAAAAAGAGCATTATGCAAAAACAGGGGCAGAAAATGCAAAAACAGCAAGGTCAATGATACATCCACAATACGCAGATAGATTTATCAGACAATATATTCTTGATAAGGAAATATGGAGTCAACAATAGTTTTATAGATTTTATCAATTATTCTTATGTTTTTAATATTGAAAACATATAAATATCAACCAATAAAATAAGGAGAAATGGCTTATGAAATTTACAAAATTCATTAAGCCAGAACTTGAACAAATCAAAGAAAATGCCAATTTCACGGAAGAAGAGGAGAGAATTTTCTCTCTTCTCTGCCGTGGTTTTTCACAAAAGCAAATATCCACAAAAGAAAATCTATCACTAAGAACGATAGAGTACAGAGTGAGAGATATAAAAGATAAAATAGAAAGAACGGGGGTATTTGATTGGATGAAAAAGAACTGTTGAAATATGCCGTTGATAGTGGTATCCTCGACATAGCACTTGTGCAAGAACAAGTTGAAATGAACAAAAGAGAAAAGATACTAAAGAAACACCCATATGATATATGGGAAGGGAAAGATGGGTATTGGAGAACCTATATTCCATGCAAGGAGAAAGGGAGAAAGCTACTTAAGAAAAAAGATAGGGTCGATATTGAAAATGAGGTTATCGATTATTTACAGATTCAAGAAGAAAATCCAACCATTGATGAAGTGTTTGAAGAGTGGAACGACAGGCGGTTGGCACTGAACAAGATTGGAAATGCAACGCACCAAAGGAATCGCAACTTTTATCAAAGGCACTTTAAACAAATGGGTAAAAGGCACATAAAATCAATATCGGAAGATGAATGGGGAGATTTCCTAGAAGAACAGATTCCGAAGTTTAACTTGACGGCAAAGGCGTTTTCCGGACTAAAAGGGATAACCAAAGGGTTTCTGAAACGAGCCAAAAAGCGGAAGTTGATTGATTTTAATGTTGAAGAATTGTTTGAGGAGCTTGATACATCTGATTCCGATTTCAAACGAACGATCAAGGAAGATTACGAAGAGGTTTTTGACGAGAATGAAACTGATATTATGATTAAATATTTGGAATGCAACCTTGATTTATCAAACATAGCAATACTTCTAATGTTCGTGACCGGAATGAGAATCGGAGAGGTTGTGTGCCTAAAACATGATGATTTTGACGGTAATACGGTCAAGGTTCGGCGAACCGAAACAAGGTATCGTGGAGAGGATGATGCAAAATATACGGTTGCGATAAAGGATTTCCCAAAGACGAGAGCTGGGGCGAGAACAATTATCATCCCAAAGGACTACGAGTGGTTGTGTGATAGGATCAGAAAAACGAATCCATTTGAAGAATTTGTGTTCATTAAAGAAAATGGAGAGCGCTTGAATGCGAATTGTGTAAGAATGCGATTACAGAGATTGTGCGATAAGTTAGGAATCTATCGAAAGTCTCCACATAAGATCCGAAAGACATACGGAACCATCCTTCTTGACAACAATATTGACGAGCGGTTGATCCTTGGTCAGATGGGGCACGCAAGCCTAGGAACTACAGAGGAACATTACCACAGAAACCGCAGATCTATCGAGAAAAAGTCAGATATTTTAAGTAGTATACCAGACTTCAAAGCACGAACAAGTTAGTCGTTTGATTACTATTTTGAAAAAAGTAATCAAAAGTAATCAAAGTAAAAACGCTACAAGCCGCATAAACACTGAAAAGTTGATGCTTTGTGCAAGGGTTCGAGTCCCCTTATTGGCTTTCAGAAAACCGCATAAAATCAAGGTTTTCTATAGATTAGGGGAAAGAGAGTAATCAAAAAGTAATCAAAAGGTAATCAAAAAAGGCTCGGAAGCCTTGATTTTACTAAAGAAAGGAGTTTCTTGTACAAGTGCTAAAAGTTAATTGAATATGATTACTATGGAAGTTTGGACGCATTGAGCGTCTTTTTTTATTGCGGTTTTTCTGCTTATTTTTTGCGGAAGAACCGTATTTTTTTATGCAAAAATATAAGCATAGGAGGGATGCGGAATGTTATTTACGGATGAAATTCTTGAAAAAATCTTAATAAGAGAAGATGTGTCAAAGGTTCCGCTTGTGTATCAGTCAGCAATGATTCACGCAATCAAGGAAGTATTGGAGGAAGAGAATGTATCAGATGCAAAATCAGAATATGGCATTTAACCCAAACCCAAGCTATGCCGC